GCGTTATAGCGGTCGCTGATCTCCCGAGTGGCATCTTCTCGGCCCATGTAGTAGGCCATGTAGATCATCTTTTCGATGCCGGCAGGCACCTCATCCGTCAGGTCTACCTGAGAGTCCACGATGCTTCTTACACGTTCTGCGATAGTCATATTCTTTTCCCCTTTCTTTTTTCGGTTCTGCGCTTAGTTTATTTTATACCGGTCAGAGGCAAAGGATACAAGTGCGCTGGTGGTGTATATACTCCTTGGACAGATTAAGCCACGGGGCAGGCTTGCCGACTTCAAACATTTCCATTTGTTTCTTCCTCCTTTTTAGTCTTTAACGATTGCATAACTCTGCGCATAATATTGAATATATATGCATAGAATGTTTGTCCGATATCACGCCAGGTATATTTTATGCCCGACAAGCTCCTCTTCGCGCTTTACGTCAATATGACATATTTCCTGCAATGATTTTCCCGGGGGAAGCTCCAAACCGTCAAACGTGATACGACCGGAAAACAATCCGCTTACGGTATCAATCTGGGCTTGCGTCGGCACAAAACCGTGCTGGAATGGGGATTTCTCACGGCCAGCGGCTACTTCTTCGGTGTGCAGGTATTTATTCCCGCCGCCGTTCCAGCTCCACGAGCGGAAAATAAGCTCCCCGGTTTTGCGTATTGCAATATTAAGCGTTAGCGGGATGCCGTAAAAGGGGGCAATGTAGCATATCAGATCTCCTTCCTGATAGCCTTCAAATTTTCGTTCCAGATCGATAGTATATTCCTTGCCCTTGCCGTCATACATCTGTTTGATAACAACAATCTTGTACATTAGTTTTACCTTTCTGCCCATTCCGGGCTGCTGCTGATCGGTTCTCTATGGGCAAAGTCTCCAAAACTCTGCCCATAGTATAACATGCTCCTGCGTGTTATGCACACACTTTTTCCCGCGCGGCCATACAAATATCCGTAAGGGTCTTATAAATGCCCTCCCCGGTGTATTTTCTGCCGCCCATTCGATAGTATTGCATCCGCTCCACATGGCCGTCTTCCTCCACATAAAACGCCGCCAGCTTTTCCAGCATAAAGCCCCGTGTGCGCAAGGGTATTTTAACGCCCAGAGCATCGGCTACTTTTACCGCCATTTTGCCGTCTGCTACTCTCCCGGCCTTGCGCAGGAGAGCCGTATATGCGTCTATTTCGGCCTTTTCCTGCGCTTCCTGCTCCTTCTGCTCTGCTGCTTCCTGGGCGGCTCTTTCCTCCGCTTCTGCCCGTTCCTGGGCTGCTTTTCGCGCCTTATAGGCCGCCGCTAACTCCTGCCATTTGTCCAGTTCTCCGCATATTGCTGCGCCTATGCAATCCGGCCATTTTTGCGGATTTTCTTTTGCCTCCTGCCATAACTTTTTTCTATCGTCCAGCATGGCGGAGATATAGGCTCCTTGTCGCGCAGGATCCTGCCCATATTCCTTTTCCAACGGATCATATTTAGCGTTAAACGCTTCCCGTTCTTCCGGCGTTTTGCAGTTTGTCCATGCCTTCCAGAATGCGCCGACGTCCCCGCCGAATTGCTCCACGGTAAGGAAATGCCGCCCGGCCTGGGCTTCCAGCCTTGCAGCCGTCAAGCCGATGGGAATCATCCAGCCGTCAATATCGACGTATAGAAAATGTGTATCGTTTGCGCCCTGGGGATAGCTGTTGTCCGGCGCTCCGTCTCTGCGCCAGATCCGCAGATCGTAGGGAGACGCAGGCAGCAGGGCGACAAAAGCAAAATGAGAACGACTTCCGGCACGGTTGAAATTTCTATTTATGAATAAAGGCTTTGAAAATTGTGTGTTGCTGGGCATAATATATTGGCTCCTTTCAAATTCTTATATTTCCATGCCGGCAAAAGATAGCATTTCTGCGGCTATTTTCTCCGGGGTGTTTGCGTACCGTTCCAGCCATTCCGGGAAATGCCAGGAAAGATAGCTTTCCAGATTCTCAAGGTTCTGCGGATTCTCCGCAAGCCTTTTTATTGCTTCCGCAAAATCCGCCGCCGCATTTATTACCCGGTCACGCCTGCAAACTACCTTGCAGGAGATCCCGCCGGGGCAGACAAATTCCCGATCTTTTCCGGCATGTTCGCAGCCGCTAACGCAGTTTTTGCAGTTATCGTATTTAATCATGGTTTTCCCCCTTCTGGGCGGTTTTGCCGCCGCCTTGCGCTCCCATTTCGTTTATTGTTTCGACAGTTGCGCCCATGGCTTGCGCGTATTTGATCGCTTCGCTTTTTATGCGGAACGTATCGACATATTTTAATCCGTTTACTTCCCACTTGAGAAGCCAAGGCGCGAAGGTGTGTTTTCTTTTGTAGAGTAGCGCTTTCATTTTCCCGCCCTCCTTACGCTGCAATATTGCAGGCTTGCGCTTTTTTCAGCCGTTCCAGACTGTTTTTAATGGCCGTCAATGTGGTATTGTGGCCGTCTCTGGTGTACACTCCCCGCGCGTAAACGTAGGAGCAGGAGCAGGAAACGGAAAACGCTGCTGTATAAGTGTGGCCGCCTTCGTTCCACTCGGTGACGGGGCAGCTATTCGCGCGTTCGTATTGCCGCCGGGCATATGCGGAGCTGGGCGGCGTGAAAAAGTAGGCTTTGCGGAAATCGTGCGCACGGTTTACGATGGTTTCAATTTTGGCGATCAAGGTATTTATATCTCTGGACATATTTATAACTCCTTTATGTATTGCCCTCGTTACCTCCGGGGCGGGCCGAAGATCAGAATACAATAAACAAATTTGTGCAGCGGCCAATAATGGCGTACAATGTGCCCGTTTCCGGATCCTGTACAAGGCCGCCATTTATGCCATAGATCCCCATACTGTAGCCGACTTTTTCCAGCCTGTTAAGGATATAGGCGCATTCGCTGGGTTTGTTCGTGTAATCTTCGGCCGCTCCCAGCCGGACAAGCTCCCGCAGCTCTTTTTGCGTGTATTTGTGCATGGTTAATCCTCCACGTCGTGCCATTTAAGGCCGCGTTCCTTATAAAGCGGGATCCAGTGCGACACATAAAAGTCATATCCGGCGCCATCAATCCCGAAAAAGTCGCCGAAATCGTCGGAAGTGTAAACGCGGAATCCGCAACGGCTTAAAGCTTCCAGGCCGCCGTGCCCGTCCGGCCAATCGATATCGCAGGGGTCGGAAAAACTCCACATAGTGCCCCACATCGGCAAGAAATCATCCCGTTCTACGTCGAAACAATCCGCGGAAACCGTTATTTTTTTGCCGTCTCCGTTTTCCAGGGTGTAGGCGTCTTTTCCATAATCGGCCGCGACGATCTCCGCGCAGTCTCCAAAATCTCCCGCACCTTCCGGCAAGCTGAAAACGCTCACAGAGTCGCCGACGGCGGGCAACGTAGTTTCGTGCCAGCTGTCCGGATCCATCCGGATAAGTCTCTCAATCATTTCTGTAGGGATTGCGTCAAATTCGGATACCCAGAGCCGGGCACAGTCGGAAATGGTTTTATATTCTTTGATCATTTTTTTATGCCTCCTTCACGCCCTGGAAAATGTTCCGGATCCGGTTATAAGCCTGGGATAATGCGCGGGCCTGAGTATCAAGCCAATTTTCCAGGCTGTTCGGCCTGCGCTCCCCGTTGCGGGTCTTTTTGAGTTCGGACGGGCTGCAAAGCCGCTCGGCAATGTCGCCGTTGTAGATTAGAGCGGAGCCGCCCCAGCTGTATTCCTCCCAGCTTTCCGCGCCGTTTAATGCGTACTCTTTCAGCTCGGCCGCGTTTTCCGGCTCCTTGTGCTCGTAATTCGTGCGCTCCTGGATCTCGTCCAGCAGCTCCCAGGCGTACAGGGTAACGCCCTTATCCCAGGCGCTGCGGTCTTTGCGGATTTCCATCTCTGCGGCGATCTTTGCAATAATTCCGGTATATTCCATTTTGATATGCTCCATATAGGCCGGGTACAATGCCCCCGGCGGGGCTTACGATGTGAACGCGGGGCGGCTGTGCCGTTGCCCTATGTGGTTACAGGTTAATGCTGCACAATATCATAATTGCGACGGTTGCCCAGATCGGCAGCAGCCAGGCCCGGACAAGTCCCCAGATAAACAGGACATGACAGGCGATAGAGCCGGGGCGGATGTAATAGCGGCGCATATTACGCCACCGCCTTTATAGAGTCGAACCATACAAGCCGATCAAGCGCCGCATTGACGACGGGAACCTGTCCCGGGCTTAACTCAATTTCAAAATGTACCATATCATGCCCGGCCGCGCTTACTTCATGGCGGATATCGTTATCATACAGCCATTCCCAGAAATCGTTCACGCGCTGGACCATGCTTTTTGTGCTCTGGGCAAATTCGACGTTGTACCATTTTTTCATTTTTTGGCCCCCTTTGGAAATAACTCTTGACGGTTGCGGCGGGGGTATGCTAAGATGTGCATAGCCCCTAAACCATGTGAGACGTTTTTAGGCTATTGTATGGCAACAGTTGCAGCTGTTTCCATACGCTTTTTCAAGCCCTGGATAGCTCCGGGGGGGCAGGAAAATTTCTTCTCCCCCTTGGCTATGCCTAATTATAGCATATTCCCGGCAGCCTTTGCAAATGCATAACGGCGCATAATACCGCATAAACGCAATAAAGGCCGATATACATTAAAATATTTTCAGAAGCAGAAAAAACACTGTAAAACAGGGATTTTTTTATTTACTTTATGCAGTAAAAGAAGGGTATGCAGATTCTTTTTTGAAATCGTGAAGCAAATGCATAATATGCAGTACCTGGAGCGGATCCGGCCCGACCTACTCCGGCAGCCCTTCCGGCAGCCCTTCCCCCAGACCCCCGCACGGTATAACCTATACAGCATATAATGCATAATACAGACAAATATATATAAATAATAAGCGCATACACGCATATATAATATAGGCGCGCCCGCCTGCATATACACGCCCGCACACACGCCCGTATTGCTTAATATATATTTTATACAGCAACTATTGTAGTTATAGATGCTTATTATATCGGGGGATTATTAAGGGGGGATTTTGCTATCAACAGTAAACGATCGTTCACTTAGTACGAATTCGTACTATATAGGGGTTTGCGCCCCAGCTCCGCACCTCTCTGCCTCTCTGCTGCTGGGCAACCATCAGCAACAGCACCGGCACCGCCACCGGCAGCAGAGACCGCGGCAGCACATTCGGCAGGAGCCAGCACGGCAGGCAGGCCGCAGGGCATAGGCGCTGAGCAGATCGGGCAGCTACTACCAGCCGCAGACCGTCGGCACATAGTCGCATTATGGTTATAATGCGCGCGCCGTCAGTGGCAGGACGGCCAGCGGCCGCCGTCGGCAGCCCCCGGAGGGGGAAGCAGTGACGGCCAGGAGAGCACCGCAGGCCGCAGGAGATCCGGCAGGCACTCCCCCCTTTTTCAGGTGGGGAGCGTTTTTCTGTCCGCTATCGCGCATTAGCTACCCTCCCCCCACAATCATTCATCAGCAGCTTCAACACCATTACCGCGCCGCCTCAACCGTCACAACCTCTCCACCCCCCAATAAAAAAGCAGACCCGGCACATTCGCCCCATCTCCGTTTCAGGTACTCTGCGCATACGCTTCTGCGTTCACTTGCCCTGCGCTCGTATTCCTGTCGTCCTAACACCGTCTGTAAGCCACACATTAGCCCCTGTTTTCCGTTTTATTGGAACGAGCCGTAGGATTTCACATCTGACGGGTAAAAAGAAAAATCGGGGCGGTTTTAAGCCTTCTATGCAATTCATCTTATCTCATGTATTCATGTAATAGGGCTGTGGGCGATTCTTTGCCGTCTATTTTCCGTTTTGCACTATATGTGCGAGTATTTCCTTGCCCGACACTTGAAAACGGATTTTAGACCCCTTTTTGAGCTTTTTTCATTTTCCCGGAAGATTTAGTTTCCAAAATCGAAAAAATTTGTGTTAATTACCGGATGTAATTCTCGCAACGGAAGGGAGCGTGTGTATTATCGCTGTTGTTTTGCTGGGTTTTGTCACTATGTTTTTCTGGGTCATGTGCGTTGCCCGTACTGCCCGGGAGAAGGGAAGGGAAGCGATTGCCTACGGGGTTCTTACGATCCTGTTCGGGGTCTTATTTGCCTTCACGCTTGTTGTTCGGTAAAGAGGGGGGTGCAGTAAGGCTTTGAGCGAAAGAAAGCTGCTGGAAGAAAGCAAGGTAGTCCTTGTACGGGAATCCGGCAAGGTAAAGCAGTTCACAGACCTCAGCCGGAAACACGGGTACGAGCCTGTTATCGTAGAGGTATTCGGGGATTCGGGCGTCTATGTCGTATTCCCGAAGAAGTATGTGCATATGGCCTGTTTCTGCCGTAAGAAGCGGATACGGAGGAAGTATGCGCACATGCTGTGCAGGGTAACGGAGGCGTTGAGATTTGACGGGGAAAGGGTAAGCTGGTTTGTATCGGACGATAAGAATGCATGGTGGACGTAAAAGTGAATAAAAATACAAAATTGTTTTCCTTAAAACGGGGAGACGTGACTATAGGTGCAACCCATATTCCTATGAGGATGAAGCCCGTCCTTCATGTTACGAAGGACAATAAAATGTGCATCTACGGTTCCTTCCAGAACGAATACTGCGCACTTGCGTTTATGCAGGAATTGGAGAAATTCATAAATAACGGAGGTAAGGAAGAATGAGTGGCGGAAGCATGGATTACATCTCTTTCAGAATCGAGGAATATTCAGCGGACTTGTGCGACCATGAGCTTACGGACTTGGCCAAAGACCTGGCCAAAGTCTATCACGATGCGGAATGGTGGCACAGCGGAGACATCTGCGAGGAAACCTACAGAAAGACTGTAGCCAAATTCAAGAAGAAATGGTTTGGTTCTGACCGGGGACTGCGGCTGAAAGGCTATGTAAACGAAATATTTGACGGCGCTTACAAGGAGTGCCTGCGTTTAATCGGAGAGAAGGTGCCTGGAAATGACTAAGTGTAAGAAACACTGGAATCACATTACAGAAGGGAATCTTCCGGAGGAATTTATGCCCCTGCTTATCTTCGTTCCTCAGTTTTCGCCCTATCCGAGGGTGCGGGAAGCATACAGGGCAGGCACATTCTTTTACATCCCTGCTCTTGGGGAAAGACTGGGCATAGACAGCGGCTTTGCGAAGGACATGCAGTGGCGGTATATGCCGGAAGATACGGAGGATTAAACATATGCAGGAGTTCTTTTATTTCTTTGCCGAGATGTCCATAGCGTTCATATTGCTGATGCTGGCGATATATGCGTCGCTTTGGTGCTGGCACAACAGAACGCCGAAGCAGACATGTCCGCCGGAACATGCAAACTACAGCGCACAGTTTTCCATACGCGAGGGAGACTTCGTTACGATCCGGGACGACCTCGATCTTGAAAAGCAGTACAAGATGTTTCCGGGCAAAACCTACCTGTGTGTTTCTCCGGATATGCTTCCTTATTCCGGCCTTCGGGCGAGGATAACATCCGCCGGGCCGTATTACTTCCGAATCGATCTGGACGGAGGGAAGTACATGTGGACAACGGGCATGTTCAAGCAGAAAAACGAGTAACTTAGGCATTTTTGAGCGGTGTTAAGCCGCTCTTTTTTGTTGCCGAAAATAAAGTTCACAATTTAAGCAAAAAAAATATGAACAAAACTGCGATTTTTTGTTCTAATTACCTACTGTCAACGAAACCGAAGGGTTTTAAGAAAGGAGACAGAGCGATATGAGGTACGGTACTTATGTTGCAGCCGGAGGTGTGAAAAATGAGAACTGAGCCATCTACGCCGTTCAGCAGCATGTAGGGAGATGCAGGATGAGTAAAAGATTGCAAGTGTGCTGGATATCCGCTGGCGTGTCAAGCTTTGTCGCCGGATGGCTGGAAAAAGAAAACACAGATCAATATATCTACATAGACATTGCCGACCAGCATAAAGACAGCCTCCGATTTATCCGTGACTGTGAAAAAGAACTCGGGAAAGAAGTGCAGATTTTGAGGTCTGACACTTATGCGAATGTGGAGGAAGCCTGCATGGCGGCCGGGATCATAAGATCGGTGAAAGGGTTTGCACCATGCACAGCATACCTAAAAAAACGGGTGCGCTCCGAATGGGAAGAAAAGCATAAAGACTGCGAAATAACCTATGTATGGGGATTTGACGTGGGAGAGCGGGGCAGAGCGGAGAGAATACAAGACGCAATGACTCAATTTGAACACAAATTCCCGCTCATCGAAAACGGCCTCACAAAAGAGGATTGCCACGGTATCCTGGCGAGGCTCGGGATTGCGAGACCGGTTATGTACGATCTTGGATACTCAAACAATAACTGCATCGGATGCGTAAAGGGCGGCATGGGATATTGGAACAAAATAAGGCAAGATTTCCCGGAAGTTTTTGCCGAGAGAGCGGCGCTGGAAAGAAAGCTGAATAGCCGGTGCTTAAAGCAATGTTTTTTGGACGAATTACCTCCAGATGCAGGCAGACAAACGGACGAAATAATGCAAGACTGCGGGATTTTTTGCGAATTAGCTATTTTAGGAGGTTCAGACAATGCGTCTGATTGATGCTGTGCCCGTGGTGCGGTGCAAGGACTGCGTACACTGGCGGGAGGCGGTCACAAACGACAAGGGGTTTTTGATTTGCCCAGCCAGCGGGATGGAGATAACCGAGAGTGATTATTGCTCCTACGGGGAGCGGGAGGAAAGAAATGAAGTGGATTAGCGTAAAGGACAGGCTGCCGGAAGAACGAGAGAAAGTAATCATCCTGAGACAGCTGAAAATAAAGATAACGGTGAGGTAGGCAACATGATCTTATACGGCAAACCAGTAGCGGATGCCCTGCGGGAGCAGTACGCAGAGCGGATTGAGGCAATGGCGTGGAAGAGGACGCTGACGGTGATTAGAGATGAGACGGAGGATAAGCGTTATCTGGCGGCAATCCAGCGGGAAGCGGAAAAGTGGAAGGCTCACGTTGTGTATGCCGCAAGCGCCATAGACGCTGCACAAAAGGGCGCACACCATGTGATAGATATCCGGCGAGAGCCGCAGCCCATGATGGGATTTGCGGCGGTGGACGGGCAGGATAACTGGGGGCAGCTGCAAGCCTACCGTGGTGTGCTTTGCGAGAGTACGGCCTGCACCTCCGAGGCGATCATCTGTATGCTGGACTACTACGATATCCCCATAGCGGGCAAACATGCGGTAGTAATCGGGCGGTCGGAGAGAGTAGGCAAACCCACGGCCATGCTCCTGTTGGCTCGGGATGCAACTGTGACGGTGTGCCACAGCAAGACTGACAAGGGCAAACTGCTGGATCTGGTAGCCGGTGCGGATATCGTTGTCTGCGCATCCGGGCAAAAGGGGCTGCTGGACTGGACGTGGGTACCTCATGGATGCACGGTGATTAACGTAGGAGGGGACTATGATGAGTGCGACAAGAGACTTAACCTTATCCCCTTCAAGGGCGGCGTGGGGCCTGTGACCACGGCAGTGTTGATGAGCCATGTTTTAATGTGAGAAAGGAGCAAAACCATGTATACCATGAAGGATTTTATCAAGAAGAAGATTGCGGTCAGTTTTGCGAATCGGGCAGAACGGATTGATTTCTTGAAGATGTGCCAGGAGGCGGGGCTTAGGTGGCGTTCAGGAAAGTTACCTCTTGACGGCTTTGCCGCTGGAAGCGGCATTGATTGGACACAAATAGAGTGCGGGTATAGTAATAAGCAAGACAAGAATCTCACACATTCCCCGGTTGGATGCCACAAAAGCGAAGGCTGGAAAATCGTCCCCTTCTCCGAGTTTGAGCGTGAAAAAACCATCGGCGTAATCAAGCGTAACGGCAACACCATTACCGTACACATGGGCGATTTGCATGGCACGGCGAAATGCTCCCCGGACGATCAGTTTGACCTGTATACCGGGTGCGATCTGGCACTCAGGAGGGCGATGGGGAGGGAAGACGAAGCGGGAAAAGCACCGTCTCCCACGTCCCCAGAAGAATTTGAACCAGGAAAGCGGTACAGGGTATCAGTTCTGGCTTGGTCAAAGCGCCATATCGTGTTGCCTGCGCGGATGCGCTATAATGACGGAGAAGAAGTGACAGTAAAAAACAGATATAGTGCGGTGTGTGGAGATTTTGTATACGGCCCTGAATGCTGCGAAGAAATCCAAGAGCCTGAAAAGCCCGTTGATCCGGAGAAGCCGAAGTATTACAACGGAAAAATGGTGTGCGTAGAGAATGGCGGATACTCCTGGTGGACTGTAGGGAAAATTTACGAGTATAAAGACGGCGTTGTAACTGCTGACGATGGATACAAGTATCCAAAACGTGGTGCAGAGCCTTACCGGGACGCAGAGGATGCTAAACACCCCGGATGTGCACGAGATACCCGGCACAATGCAAGAGTAACAATGCTGGAAATCAAAGAGTAACCATTTTCTCGCTTGGGAGTGCGAAACTCCCGCACTCCCTTTCTTTTCGCACATAATCACATTTTTAATTCCCAATTTCATTTCGAATTTTCTAATTCTATAAAAAGGACAATTAAATATGGCCTACACAGCCCAGCAGATCAGAGAAATGACTGACGAGGAACTTTATACGCTCTCGCTCAAAAAGAAGAAGAACGGCTGCGGAACTATAGAAGCATACGCAGCCCAGAGAGAGCTTCAAATTCGCGCAGGCGGAGGAATCCGAAGCCACGGATGGGTGAACGGAAGTAGTAAACGGTATAAGTATCCAGAGAGGATGTAAATATATGCAAAGGCTCACTATGAACGGCAAGAACGGCCCGCACCTGAATTGCGAGAATTGTCCTAAAAAAGGGCGTTGCATCGATTCGTTGGACTGCGTAGCCGCCGTTGTCCCGGTTCTTGCGGCATACGAAGAAACCGGGTTCTCTCCCCAAAGCATAATGGATATGCGTAACGAACTCTGCCTTTTATGTGGCGGATACAGAGACCTTAAAAACAACCGCTGTGCAGACTGCCGCTGGAACAAATAAGGAGAAACAACAATGAAGTTTGTTTGTAAAAAGCCCTATGTCACCTTCGGCCACATTATAGGTGGCAAGAACTGCATTGCAGAAATAAAAGCAGGCAGCGTATTCAGACGATACCGTTGCTTCGAGCTTTCCGGGCACGGAATTATTTTTCTTCGCCGGGAAGCAGACGGATTGGAACTTATGGAGACGGCGCATAACGTAGCCGAGCATTACGAGGTGTGTATTAAATGACCAGCTGGCCGAAGCTTGTGAGCAATGTTCAAGTATATGGGTTGGAAAACAGTTTCCGCGTATCTAAATTCCCGATGTCACTATGTGCGGGAAAATGCACAAACGAGTACACAAAAACCATAGAAAAGCTGGCAACATCTCCCAAGGGAAGCGGACACGATAATTTTTTGAAAGGCATTATTGTCCAGTTCGATCTTTCTTTAACGAATAAGGCGTGGGTGGAAGCCGAAAGATATCATTGGTTCGATATCGTATCCAGTCAATCCACCATGCACCGCATCTCGAAAATGGACTACGATGCTTGCATGTGTCCTTATGTGACGGAGAACACAAAAAGGGAAATGGAGAGGCTTAGAATGGCCTATAACCAAACCAACAGCCCGGAAGATTATCTTCGTCTGCTGTATAATTGCCCGTCGGGTCTTATCCTTACGGCTGGAATTACCACAAACTACTTGCAGCTCAAAACCATCTACAGCCAGAGAAAGAACCATCGTCTGCCGGAGTGGGTTGAGTTCTGTAAATGGATAAAACAGTCCCTTCCGTTCTCTTGGCTCATTACCGGAGAAAAAGACGACAATGCCCAATAAAATCTATACGGACACAGCAAATGACCCCAATGGTTTTACGGACATTCCCGGCGACTGGAAGCACCGATATCAGGTAGATCGAGCCGGGAACTTCCGAAAACTTCTTCCTGACGGAAGGTACGTCAAATTAAGACCCGGCTGGCGTGCCTTCCGCAGCACCGGAGCAGTATACTCCATAGGGCTGATGCAGCCCAATGGAAAATTCAAAGTACGAGCAGTTCCTTACTTCATGGCGATAACCTTCTTAGGCGGTGTGCCGGAAGGATGCATAGCATATAATATAGACAGTTGCAAATCAAATTGTGTCCTCTCAAATATCGGGATATCCCAAATAAGCAATCTAATATCTCAAACAAACAAGGGCAAACGCAAGTCAGTTCTTAAAATTTCGTCTACAGACGGATCAGTTCTGGATATCTACCCCAGCATAAAAGAGGCCGGTAAGGCCAATAATTACGACCCCAGTACCGTTGCACATATCTGTCAAGGCAGAATAAAAGGAGACGAAATCAGGGGTTTTACATTCAGATACGAGGAAGCTACAAAATGGGAATTAAGCCGCTTAGAAAAGATAAAAACGATTTCCACGGTTGGACGGACGTAAAGATGGACGGCATCCAGACCTACTATCAGGTCAACAGAATGGGACAGGTTCGCAGACTGCACAAAACAGGATACAGGATCCTTACTCCGTTTTATAAACACCAACGCAACTGGACAAGCTCCTACGGTGTTGCGCTTATGGGTTTGGATGGGAAATATCACTTCATCCTTGTTTCCCGCCTTGTAGCGGACGCTTTTCTGGGCGGAGTTCCCGAAGGATACTCCGTCTGCAACATAAACGGCTCAAAGACCTGCAACGTAGAGAAAAACATCGGGTTCGAGTCCGCAAAAGAGCGCAGCCGTAAGATGTTGGAAGCAAAGAAGCGAGTTGTCCTGAAAATCGATTACGAAACCGGGGAAGTCCTGGATGTGTATAAAGGGACGCAGGAGGCCGCCGATGCAAACTTTTACACCCGTGCAAACATATCGAAGATATGTAAAAGCGGAGGAAAAGGCGGAAAAAACAGAGGATTCACCTTCAAATACGAAAGTTAGAAAGGAAAGATAAAAAGGGCGAATGACGAATTACGAGTACATTCAGAAATGCGATCCAGAAACTCTGCGGGACATCATAGAAAAGATCGCCTACTGCGATATGGAGCCTTGGAGCGACCAGCTTGGCGATCTATGCGAGGTATGCCCTACTGTAGTCATTACAGATGAAGTAGTACAAGGAAAACGGCTTGCATTAAAGGAATGCGATTTTTCGGACGGTAAGTGCCCTCACGGCGACCCTATAAGGTGGTGGCTTGGGCAGGAACAAAAGGAGGGACAATGGGAACGGAGATAAAGGATTCAGGCGAAAGAACAGTGTTTTCCACCGGAGCAAAGAGGGACATGCATCAGGGGAAGGGGAGAATGGATCTTGCTCCTTGGGCGGCAATAATCCGGATTTCGCAGCACTGCGAACAGGGTGCCCTTAAATACGGAGAGCACAACGTAGACAAGGGGATTGTCCTTCATTCTCTCCTGGATTCCGGAATCCGTCACCTTGCAAAGTACATGGACGGGATGGACGACGAGCCGCATCTTGTAGCCGCTGCATGGAACATCCTCTGGGCTATCCAGATGGAGCTAAAGCACCCGGAACTGATAGATATACCGTCAAGGGAAGGAAAGAAAACAGCGGCCTTTGATCCGGTTGAGAGCGAAGAAAACAGATAAGACTGGTGCTTGGTTCTCGCAAACCGGAGGCTATATAAATTAAGGAACTCACATCTGCGTATCAAAAGAGGATATATAAATGGAAAAAGAAGTAAAATACGAAACCTGCCTACACGATGATTGCTTCACCTGTCCATATTCTGACTGCATAGCACAGGATCCATATAAAAACGCGCTGGAAACAGACCTTGCCACCCAAAGCGAGGAAGAACGTAAGGGAAAGAACCGAGAGCGCACGAAACAGCGACGCAGAGAAGCATCCGCGGAGCGTAAGCGCCAGAAGGACGCAGAGCTTGATCGGATCCTCAACAGCTTCCTGGCGGAAGTAAGAAAACAGAAAGCAGCAAATTAAGGTATGGCGGTAGCACCGCCTGGAAAGGAAACATATATGTTCAAATTATTTTGTGACGGTTACATCTTCAATACGCCCGAGACAATGGAAACAAACGGAGATTTTGTCGGGGTCAAATTCACTGTCCATGCAAAGCTTCCCTACACCGGGAAAAAAAGCCTTACGGCAGACGGGAAGCGGAAATCCGCATTCATAAACTGCTGTGCGTTCGGCAGACTGGCCGAGTATGTTGTTGCATACGCAGAGAAGGGTATGCATGTCAGCATGTGTGGTTCTCCCACCATTTATACATACGAAAAGGACGGACAGACGAGGGTCGGCTACAACATGAATGTTGACGAAATATCCATTGCCAGAGGCGTTGAAGAAGGCGGAATTGGCTCAGGCGGCAGAGCGGGGCAGTCCGATATGTGCGGTTTTGAGGACATTGAGAGCGGAGATATACCGTTCTAATAGACCAGTTTTATTTCCCACGAAATTTCCCATGATACTTAAAAAACAAAGATATTTAGGTAATTGGTGATGGGTTCGACTCCCCTCACCTCCACCAAAAAGAAAAAGTGCCTGTTTGCGGGCACTTTTTCTTGTTTTTATAGACGTTTTCGGGCTTATTTTCTGGTTCATTTTGACAATTTTGTCGTATTTTTGCCATTTCAGTTATCGAGGAATCTTTGCAAAATGTACTCCACCAGATTGTTAAACGATCTGTTCTCCTTTTCCGCAATTCTGCGTAGCTTCTCGTAATTTTTCTCTCCAAGTCTTAATCCGGTCTGTAGCTTCGATGTAGCCATGTGTTATCACCTCCTATTTAGTATGTTAACACATTGTTCATTTGATTATCTACTCTCACGGTGATAACATGTAGTTATCACCCACTGCGGGACGGAAATTATATTCAGAAGAAAGGAACCTTCTACATGGCAGACATTCAAATCTTCAAGAACAACGACTTCGGTTCTGTGCGAACGATTGAGGAAAACGGGCAGATTCTTTTCTGCGGAACAGATGTTGCAAGGGCACTCGGGTATGCAGATACTGCAAAGGCAATAAAGCTGCACTGCAAGGAAGATGGGTGGGCAATTTGCCCAGTCATAGACAGCATGGGTAGAGAGCAGCAGGCGAAGTTCATTACAGAAGGAAATGTCTATCGTCTTATCGCACACAGCAAACTCCCATCCGCAGAAAAATTCGAGCGCTGGGTGTTCGACGAGGTTATCCCCTCCATCCGCAAGCACGGTGCATACATCACTCCCAACGTAGTAGATCAGATGATCGCTTCTCCGGAGTTCGGTATCCAGCTCCTTACCGCCTTAAAGGAAGAACGGAAGAAAACGGCAGCGCTCCAATACGAGAACGAGCAGATGCTCCCAAAGGCCGATTACTACGATAGCTTCATTCATGCGGATGCTTCCCTCAGTAACTTCCGGGACACCGCAAAGCAGATAGGACTTCCGGAACGCGCCTTTATCAACCTCCTGCTGGATAGCGAATATATCTACCGCACTACAGGCCGCACGAGAGAGTTCAGACCTAACGCCAATAAGAACGCCGGTTACTTCGTCCTCAAAGACTTCCAAGCATCTACCGGCTATGTAGGAAAGCGCACGATGATTACCCCGCAGGGCAAAGCCCATTTCTCCAAGATTTACAGAAACATTATCGAAGATTTCAGGATCAACGGAAAAGCAATTTTTAAGGGAGGTAAAAACCAGTGAAGATCATCATTAAGAACGGCAACATCGTAACCTTTGACGACAAAGGATCCTGCTCGGAACATGCCCGGAACATGAAAGCCCTTGTAACGCTCGTAAAGGGCTATGCGGTCACTCTGGGCAATATCTCCGACTCTATCTTCGATCAGTCCGAACCCATGCAGGAGGACACGGAAAAAACGCTTATGCGCCGGAAACTCAAGAACATTGAGAATACCCTGCACATTGCGGAAAAGCAGCTTAAAAAGGACGCTGCGGAGAAAAAAGCCCGCACAGCCGGATAGGAGGGGAAGGGATGGCCAGCAAGACTACCGCACCGGAACGAGTGCTTGCGTCCGTAGAGTACAACGCCAAGATTCGAGGGGTAAGCGACGCCGAGTATTTTTCCCATTTGGCTTCTGCTGATTCCGCTCTTTATGCGCAGACTGGAAAATCTCTCTGAAAAAATTTCTCTGTAAGACATAAAACACGCCTTGACTTTCCAACTTAAAGTTGCTATTATGTAACTATTCCAACCGAGAGTTGGAGTGTGCAAGGAGAAAGGAGTGACCAGTGATCCTTGCAATAGAAGAAGAAAGAAGAACCCGTGGATGGAGCATAGCCTATGTATCTTCTTTGATTGGAGTATCCGCAGAAGCGGTTCGCCTCATGGAAAAGGGGGAACGAAAACCGTCCTACGATGTTCTGATAAAGCTGCTGGAACTTTACGACTATACAGACCCGAGAAAACTCTTTTCTACTGTGTCAACTCAGGATAACACACCTTCGGCAAAAAGTAAATAAAGAAAGGAACTATACCATGGAAGAGATGCAAGTATTCCGTAATGAACAGTTTGGTGAAGTACGAACGATCGAGGAAAACGGGAAGCCGTTGTTCTGTGGATCCGATGTTGCGAGGGCGCTCGGATACAGTAGACCAAACGAAGCAGTTGCTCGTCATGCAAAGGGTACGCTAAAACGGCGTATCCCTACAAACGGCGGGGAACAGGAAATGCTGTTTATCGCAGAGGGCGATGTATACCGTCTCATAACGCATAGTAAGCTCCCCACCGCTGAGAAGTTTGAACGCTGGGTGTTTGATGAAGTGTTACCCACGATTCGTAAACACGGTGCCTACCTTACCCCCGAAACTCTTGAAGCCGCATTGCTTAACCCCGACTACCTCATTAAGCTGGCTACCGCCCTGAAAGAGGAAACGGAAAAGCGCAAGGCACTGGAAGCAAGGGAGAAGGAGAACGCTCCCAAAGTCCTGTTCGCTGATTCGGTAGGTACTTCCGAAAGCACCATCCTCGTAGGCGATCTGGCAAAGATCATCCGTCAGAACGGCGTGGACATTGGCCGAACCCGGATGTTCGATTGGTTAAGAAGCAGTGGCTACCTTATGAAGGATGGGCAGTCAAAGAACATGCCTACCCAGTACAGCATGGAGCTTGGATTGATGGAGATCAAGGAAAGAACTGTTTCCACTCCTTCCGGCACGATCATCAATAAGACACCCGTCATTACCGGGAAGGGGCAGCTTTATTTCGTCAATAAATTTCTGGCTACGGAGGAAAGCAGACAATATGTGCAAGAGTAAGTACCGCGAAATGGAAAACAGGTTCTTTATCGACCTGAAAGAGTATCCTTCTATTTCCAACGAAGAATCCATGCGCCTTATCCGCCTCGCACACGCCGGGGACGATCAGGCCAGAGAAAAGTGCATCGAAGGGAACATGCGCCTCGTAGCCAAGTATATAAACGACCACTACGGCAGCTGTACTCCCGATTGGGAAGATTGCATCCAGACCGGGTGCATGGGGCTTTGCAAGGCGGTAGACCGGTTCAGCTTGGATTCTTCCGTTAAATTCTCCACCTTCGCCTATTACAAGATCAAGGGTGAGTTCACCATTTACGAGCGCAACTGCGCTCAGCTGCATATTCCGGAGCACGACAGAGCCAAAGCCCGTAAGGCAATCAAGCGATTCGCCACGCTGCTGAAAGAGGACGATGCCAAAACCGCTAACGAGGCCGTGGCTCATGAGATGGGGATGTCTGAGTACGATTACTATCTGCTCATTTCCTCCTACGTCGGCGTTTCCTATCTGGACGCTCCTATCTGCAATGACCGGGAAGGCGTGAAAACCATTATGGATACCCTCGCATCTGACGCTCCCTTCGAGGACTATTCCAATCTGCGGGTCGATCTGGAAAACTCTCTTAAACACCTTACAGAAGATTGCAAGAAGATTGTTTACATGCACTACTGTCTTAATATCCCTTTGCGGGAGATTGGGGAGAAGCTGAAAATGTCCCACACATGGGTTGGAATGAAAGATCAGGAAGCGTTGAATTACCTCTGCTACTTCATGCGTGGTTACAGGAGTTATGCGGCATGAGTTACAAAGCAAACGATCCTATGTTCCCAGATCATCCCGATATTGCCCTTATGGAGCGTACCGGAATGACCCCGGAGGAATGGAGAGACAGCAAGAAGAAGCGTGTGTGCTGCCCGGTCTGCGGCAATAATCTCCCGGAGCGCCTGTACGAAAACGACTTCGGGGATGTGGTAGGCTGTGACGAATGCATAACCGTCAAATGTGTGTCTGAATGGGACTGAAATTAAGGAGGTGATATACGGACATGCCCCTTGAAAGACTGCACTTCACAAACAGAGAGGACTGGCTGGCCGGAAGGACTACCGGAATCGGAGCATCCAGCGCAGCCGCAGCCGTAGGAATCTCAAAGTGGCAAACCAATCAGGAGCTTTGGGAGATTATGGCTGGACACAAAAAATCCAAGCGCGTAAACAATAGGTTCATCGAGTTCGGCAACAAAATGGAGCCGGTTATGCGGGAAATGTTCAAGGTCAAGCACCCGGAATACCAGCTTTCCTACAACCAGTTCGATATCCTCTATCTTTCGGAGCGGCCATGGCTGAGAGCCACGCTGGACGGAGAACTCTACACCGATTCCCCAACTCATTACGGAGCCAACCACGGCATACTGGAAATCAAAACCGCTACACTGACTACAAGGGCACAATGGGACGAATGGAAGGACGGCTACCCGCAGGGATACTTCTGCCAGACCGTACACCAACTCCTTGCCACAGGATGGGATTTTGTTATACTGTTTGCGCTCCTTATGGGGCAGAATGAATGGGTGGTTCGGGAATATCGGATAGACCGTACCGACCAGAACGTTGCCGACGGCATGGAATGGCTCCTGAAAGAGGAAACCAAGTTCTGGGGATATGTGGAAGCCGATAAGCGCCCACCCCTGATCCTGCCTGAAATCTAACTGTATCACTTGTTACCCCATCTTACTCATTTCATCACTTTCTGAACAAATTGAAAATCAAATAAGGAGAATCAAACGCTATGGCACTTGAAATGATCGTGTCCCCTATTAAGTCTACGCCTATTTCCTGGAATTGGGAGCAGTTGAAGGCAGAAATAGCCGAGAGAATGGAACCTTATCAGTCCGTCCTCGTCACCGCAGATGGTGTTACTGCTGCGAAAAAGGATCTTGCCAACCTTCGTAAACTGGAATCCACGCTGGAAGATCAGCGCAAGGCCATTAAGAAGGAATGCGAGAAGCCCTACAAGGAGTTTGAAGCCCGGATGAAGGAGATCACGGGCATCATTCATTTGGGCATCGATAATATCAACACGCAGGTCAAGGCTTTTGAGGACGCGGAGATCAAGGAAAAGCAGTCTCAGATCGAGAAGTTCTATGCCATTACCGCCGGGGAATTGGCCGAACATATCTCTCTGGATAAAATCTGGAATCCGAAGTGGCTTAACCGTACCTACAAGATGGCGCAGGTGGAAACGGACATCAGCGACCGCCTGAACGGTATCCGGGACGATCTGGAAACTATCCGCAAGATGGATTCTCCCTTCTCTATAGAGCTTGTACAGCGGTACTATTTGACCCTTTCCATTGCTGATGTTATCCGACATAACACTACACTGGAAACGGCCAGAAAACGGGAAGATGATGCCGCAGAGCGCATCCGTCAGGCGGAACAGGCCAAGGCGCAGGCTCCTGTGGAACAACCAAACCCTGACGTGGAGGAAGTTGAGGAACTTGACCCCGTTGTGGATGAAGTTGATTTTGAAGAGGACGTGCTGGAAACACCCAAGCCCTTGCAGCAGATTGATTTCCGGGTGTGGGTAAACGATGCACAGAAAGCAGCCCTGCGGGACTTCCTTGTGCGGAACGGAATCCGGTACGGGAGTGTTAAGTGAACAAATTCACTCTCCTTCAAACGCTGCGGGAATCCACCAGCATAACGGATATTCTCAATGCCTGCGAGATTTCCGCAGCACTTATCGAGTATCAGGACAAGACACTGAAAGAGCTGGACGATCTATGCCTTAAACAGCAGGCCAAGATTGAGCAGCTGCAAGAGCAGATTGTTTCCCTTACCAAACGGCTTAAATTATACAGAAAGGAGCCATAATCAATGGCAACTAACAATTCTCTTACGAAGAACCAGAAACCCAAATTCAGCGTAGCTATTCAAAGCGAAGGCTACAAGAATCTCATCAACCAGACAATCGGAGATCCCAAGCGTTCGGCCAGGTTCATAGCTTCCATCACTTCGGCGGTTTCCGTAAATCCTAAACTGCAAGAGTGTGAGGCATCCACCATATTGTCTGCCGGTTTGCTGGGTGAAGCGCTCAACCTTTCGCCCTCTCCCCAGCTCGGAATGTTTTACATGGTTCCGTATGACGATAAAAAGCGTGGATGCAAGGTGGCCACCTTTCAAATGGGGTATAAAGGATATGTCCAACTTGCTATTCGAAGCGGATATTACAAGAAAATTAACGTTCTTCCCATCAAAGAAGGAGAACTCGTAAGCTTCGATCCGCTTTCAGAAGAAATCGAAGTAAACCTCATAGAGGATGAAGAAGCCAGAGAAAAAGCAAAGACGATAGGCTATTACTGCTTCTTCGAATATCTTAACGGGTTTAGGAAGGCCATGTACTGGTCTTACCAGAAAATGCTTGCCCATGCGGACAAATATTCAAAGGCTTTCAGTAAGGAAGCGTATGAAAAGCTGCAAAGGGGAGAAATCCCGCAGTCGGAAATGTGGAAATATTCTTCATTTTGGTACACCGCGTTTGACGACATGGGATGTAAGACCCTTCTCAGACAGATCATTTCCAAATGGGGCATCATGTCCACGGAACTCATTCGTGCGTTCGAAACGGATGAATCTATCGGAGTTGTTAAGGGCGGCGAAATCGTAACAGAGGCCGTAGAAGTCCCCGAAGAACCCGCTGTTGCCATAGACCAGCCCATGGAGGCAGATCCTCTCGCATAAAGAACAACAGTAAAGGAGCATCCCCACATGAAAGGAACAATAAACGCTTTTGACGAACGTGCGGGGGTGCTCTATATCTCGTGCCCCATACTCGGAGATATCAGCGACGTCCTGGATAAAAGCTCGGAGGTCGAAGTGATCTTGAAGGACGCACGGGAAATTACCCCGGCGCAGCGGCGCTGTATCCATGCCCTTGTACACGATATTACCGCCTTCATTTCCGGCTATGCGGAGAAACGGCACGTCATAGCGGAAACCCTGAACGCTCTTGAACTCAACTATCTGATCGATACCGCAGACAGCGAGGAAGTTCGATTCATCCTCACCAATAACTATTGTCGATTAACCGGAATAGACTTCTTTTCCCTGTCTGCCAGATCGGAAAACACAATAGATCAATCCACCGCATCGGACTTTATAGACTGGCTCGTAAACCTCTGTGTGGAGAATGCGATTCCATGCTCCGAAAGCCTTTTGAATCGTGCCAGCGATATAACCCGGTATATGTACGCCTGTGTGGCAAATAAACGGTGCTGTATCTGTGGAAAGACCGCAGACGTACACGAAGTCGAGGCGGTGGGCATGGGACGAAATAGAGGGCAAATAGCGCACTTAGGGCAGCTTGTAGAGCCGCTGTGCCGGGAACATCATCGGGAAGCACATTCCATAGGCCAGACCACCTTCGATGCGAAGTATCATACCGACGGAATCCGTCTGGACGAGAAACTGTGCGGCATCATCGGTTGGAAAACAAACGACTGATTATTTGGATAATAATTCGTGTATACGGAGGACTTCTATGCATTGTATAGGACGCTTCTGCTGGGGCAAACGGCACTCAAACAGACGCCGCTTTTACTTCTTCTATCGCCCCTCTTATTATCTGGACGAGCACTTTCAGAGGACGTTCAGGTTCTACCTTTGGGTTGGTTTTGACCACTATATCGCACTACGCAGAAAGGGAACAAAGAGCAATGGAAAGAAAGATTGAATCCAACATTTACATTCCGCAGGAGTATGTTTTGAGCATCATTAACAAGCTTCGCAAGGCCAACTGGACGGACAAGATGGACGTGCTGGATATCCTCGAAAACCGTATCCAGAACCCTCTTGAATCCATGAAGGTTTCTGCGGATTATTCCGGAAGAACGGAGAAATTCTGCATTGATGCAGACACCCGTTCCGCTGGCTCTGTCCGGTTCAACGTTGTAAAGAACTGGTACAAGGTATCCGTCGTAGTTACGGTTAAGGAGACCGACGGCACCTGTGTCAGCGTACAGGTCAAGGACTTCGATGTAAAGGCCGAGACGGAAGAAATAGCCAAGGATATTGCCACTACCGATGCCGTAAAATCCGTGGCCGATTTTGCCGCTGCCGGATGCATCATCGAGACGGAATACTGCTGGGCAAAAAAGATAATGGAGGGGATCTGATGCCCCTGTTTGTCTATTCGCATAAACGGAATAACTTCGTATTCGCCACGCCGGGAGAAGTGAATAGTTATGCGCAAATGAGACCGAGACAATTCCAGCTTCCCTGCTGGGGGTGGGGCACTCTTATGTCCGACCCCAAAAAGGGCTACATCAAGACCGAAGGCTGGGGAGCAAAGCGTCGGGAGAAAGTTTTTGTAGTCCGGATGTGGATTAACTTCTCGGGAGTATCCAGAACCGAAAATATGCGGGTGCAGGTGCGTGACGTATACGCAGAGGGGATTCAGTACCTCATGAAGGGAGATCCGGTTTGCGTTTACGGCTCATTGGTGTACGATAAACTCTACTCGCAGTACAAGAAGCAGACGTTCTTCATCATCGAGGCGGACATGATTATCCCGCCCTACTCAGCGGACGGAAGGCAGTTCTGCGCCCGGAAGAACGCAGTAATCGAGCGATCTAACTCCCAGATGTTCGACCAGATAGTGCGGAAGGGCGAAATACCAGGCGCACAGGATCTTCGGGAGTACATGGAAAAACAAAGAGAACTAAGCAAATTTGGAGGGTAAGCATGAAGCACGTTTTTGACACTGAAATTGCCGCACTCTGTGGAATCAATTCGGCAACTGTTTTTGAGATGATAAGGTCATGGGTAGAGCAGAATAAAGCTACCGGAAAGAATTTCCACGACGGACACTTCTGGATTTGTGTTTCCAAGCGCATGTTCGCCGATATTTTTCCGTACATGACGGAACGTCAGATAGGCATTGCCATCCAAAAGCTGGTGGAAAAAGGGCTTGTACTCACGGGAAATTACAGCCAAAACCCGATGGATAGGACGAGCTGGTACACGATTAGTGGGCAGGAGGTGTGAGCTATGAACGGCAAAGTCGAGTGGGTTAAAATAACAACCGATATGTTTGATAACCGCAAAATCAAGTATTTGCGGAAGCTCCCGGAAGGCAACAGCATCGTCCTGATTTGGGTAATGCTGCTTACAATGGCAGGCCGGTGCAGCGCCAATGGGATGATCTTCCTGACAGAGAACGTCCCGTATACCACAAAATCGCTTGCCGACGAGCTGGGGTTTGATGAAAACATCATAAAATTCGCTTTAGCTGCCTTTGAAAGTCTGAACATGGTTCGGACAAACCCGGAGGACTTTTTGCAGATAAGTGGGTGGGAAGAATACCAAGACGGCGAGGCACTTGATAAAATCCGTGAGGTAAACCGGAACAGAAAGCGGCGTCAACGTGAAAACCAAAAACTGCTTGAAGAAATGTCACGGGACTGTCACGGGACAGTCACGGGACATGTCACGGTTGATGTCACGGGACAGTCACGTGACAACTGCGTGACAGAAAAAGAAAGAACCAAAGAAAAAGATTATATATATATATATTCTAACAACGAGAAAGACTTATCTCAAAATCCTTCACAAGTTAGTAACGATATAGACACTCAAGTAGCAATACCGGGTAACAGTCTTGTTAGAGATAACCAAGTAACACTTACTCCTACTCCGAGTGAGAAACCAAGTGTGAATTACATGGATGCAGATACGGTAATAGACTACATGAACTCCGTATCCGGGAAAAAATATCGGCACATAAAATCAAACCGGGATCGCGTGCTGGCCAGGTTGGGAGAAGGGTACAGCGTAGAGGACTGCAAGACCGTCGTCAAAAAAATGTGGGATGCATGGAAGAACACGGAGATGGAGCAATACTTCCGCCCGGAAACCCTGTTCAGACCCACAAAGTTCGAGGGATACCTGAACAGGCCGGTCGAAAAGGGCAAGCCCCGTATCGACCCCAGCGAGTACGAGACCGGGAAGGACTTTGGGTGGTGATGCTGCATGGAACAGATGGCTGCTGAGAGAACCTGTCCTGTCTGCGGAGAAAAGACCGAACGTTGGTTTGGTGTAGAGGGGCTGATTCCCTTCCGGCTGGTGCATCGGATGTGCCGTTGCGAGAGGGAGAGGCAGAAAGCCGAAGAAGCCGCCCGGGTAAAGCGTGAGACCGAACAGAAGATCTCCGCCTACCGGAAACGAGGGCTTACAGACGCTCAGTACATAGACTGCACCTTCGCCAATGACGATGGCACAAGCGCAAAAACCAGCGAATTGTGCAAAAAGTACGTTGAGAATTGGGACTGGGTGCGTAAAAACAACGCCGGAATCCTGCTTTGGGGGGATGTCGGAGGCGGTAAGACCTTTTACGCCGCCTGTATCGCCAACGCCCTGATCGATAAGGGCATCCCGGTCATAATGACCACCATCCCCAAACTGACCGCCAGTATGCAGCGTGACTTCGGGGAGAACCGGGAAGCCGTGCTATCCACCGTAGCGGATATACCCCTGCTGATTCTGGACGATGTGGGTATAGAGCGGGATACAGAGTTCGGCATGGAATCCGCCTACGAGATTGTAAACACGCGGTACAAGGCTAAGAAGCCGCTGATCGTAACCACCAACCTGACCCCCACGGTCTTTACGGAGACCGAGGACGCGGTGCGCAAGCGCATCTACGACCGCCTTACGGAGATGTGTGCTCCCATGCGAGTAACCACCAAGGGGCGCAGACTGGGGATAGCGAAGGACAAAATGACCCGCATGATGGAGCAGTTCGGAATGGCGGGAGGGAAGCGGTGATGCAAACCCTCCCGGCAGATATCGACAGAAGCCGCAGAAACGTGCCTAAAATCAATTTTAGACGCAAACACGAGTAACTGGAACAAAAAGGAGCGAAAACAAGAATGAACACGGTTTTAGAAACCCAGAACGCAAATGCAAAGCAGAGGATTCAGGACGGAGAGTCGTTCACCATCCTCGCAATAGACCCCGGCAACGCAAAAAGCGCCTATGCGCTGCTTCGCTGGACGGGAATGGACGACCGGAGCATGGAGGTATTGTCATACGGCAAGCTGGACAACGACACATTCATGGCACAGGTGAAAGAGACGGCGCAGGAAGAAGGCGCACTGGATACGGCCATAGAGATGATCGCCTCCTACGGCATGGCGGTAGGCTTTGAGGTCTTTGAGACGTGCGTTTTCATCGGCAGGCTGCAAGAAGCCCTTGCACCCTATACGGCGGGAGGCTTATTCCCCCGGCCTTACCTGGTGTACCGCAAGGACGAGAAGCTGGATCTGTGCGGGAACCCCAGAGCCAAGGATGCCAATATCCGCCGGGCGCTGATCGACCGCTATGCGAAGCACGATATGCAGAACGGCAGGGGCACCAAGAAGAACCCCGATATTTTCCACGGAGTAAGCGCAGACTGCTGGGCGGCTATCGCCGTCGGCGTAACCTTCCGGGACACCATGCTTGGTTTGTATAGACCCGGCAGAATTTAAGCGAAAATTCACCCTATACTTTGCACACGCTTTCCGGTAAAATGGGTGTATGAGTTAAAAATCGCATATAAGTTCACAGCAAAGACACATAAAACCATAAATTCACCCTATACTTTGCACACGGTTTGTGTTATAATACATGGCATAGAAAAACAAATGCGAACAGGGGTTTCTGCCTCTGGCAAGACAATTTTCATGCAGGGAATTTTCCTTGCATTTGTGATTTTTTTCATCGGACAGATCGTTCTCTCTCCTTCTCAAAAATTGGATGTGCGCCAAGTTCCCCATCCTCGGGACGGCGTAAGGGCGGGTTGAATCGGGTGTTGGGGAACCCCGGTCGTAAATTTTGTGCTATGAGATTTCCAGACGAAAAAGAACTGAATAAAGCGAAGTCCGGAAAGGCCCTGAAAGGCCGTCTCGCCGCACAAGAGAAAAATGCGAAGGAGATTCCGGAGACTGTACAGGAAAGCGATGAACCGGCTCTCGCCGGAAGGCTTGACCCACACAGCCGAGAGGTATGGGAACTGTATCTGGACGATATTTCGGACAGAGATTTGGAGCTTCTAAACCGGTTCTACGACAGCATTGCGCAGGAGTATAAAAATGCTCCCAGCAGAACCGACGCGTCCCTGCACACGATCTCCTGCTGGCGTTTGCTACAGCGCAGATGCCGTATGGAGAACGATACGGACGGAGAAAAGAAATACCAGGACATGATTAACAAAGAGATGGCTACAGAGGCCATGCGGGCAGGGGATTCCAAGCCTATGGAGACCTTTCGTCCCGATGCTCTGATTGACCGTCTCGAACGCAAAGGCGTTAAGACATACACCCGAGAGGAAGTCGTGCGGTACATCAAGGGTGACAAGGGCAAATACGATCTTTCACTGGACGTGCTGGACACGATCCTGCTGAAAATCGAAAATACAATCCGACAAAACGGAGGGGAATCCGAACTATCGTTCCTTCCGAAGTCTCTGCAAGTAACCGATGTTTACAACGAGCTTGCGCCGAAAATGACACTGCGGGAGGAACGAGCAATGCATGACTTAGGAGAGACAGTTCCCCCGAGGGAGTAAACTGTGCCGTTAGGAAAAAAATACGACAAAAACAAACGCGCATGGGTCGAGATCGAGAAAGAAAGGGCGCTGGACTACGAGCAGTACGGGGATGAGGGCGCAGCTCTCCTGATCTCCTACTGGCGCTGGTATCCGGACAAATTCCTCGATCTTTGCGAAGCGGATAATCCGAAGTACCGTCTGGCTCCCATTCAGCGCATGAACATGCGGGTATCCAGCAGATACACCGATACGTTCATCACCGGCAGCCGAGGACTTACAAAGTCGTATGTAGAGCTTACCAATGCGGCGGTGCAGGGAATCCTGTTCCCAGGTGTACAGAGGGCGTATGTAGGCCCCACAAACAAGCAGACGGTCGGTATTCTCTCTCAGGTTTGGAGAGAGATATGCGGGAACTTCCCGGGACTTACCTCCATGTGGGAGATCGTTTCCGATTCCGCAGACCGATTCGAGATAAAGACCAAGTTCGGGTCAAAAATCTCTGTCGCAGTAGCCCGTGGCGATACCATCCACGGAGTTACCGCAGAGGAAGTGGCGCAGGAGGAATCCGGCAAAGCCTTTGACCACGATGAGTTTGAAAAGGTGGTTCTGGCTGCCGTCCGTGCTACGCGGACAATAAACGCCAAAGAGGACAGCACATTTCCGCAGAACCAGCACCATTACGTCACATCCGCCGGTACACAGCAGAATCCGTCTTTCGATATGCGGGTAAACACATACCGGAAGATGCGGGAAGGCAAGAGTGCTTTTGCCATAGATATTCCATTCGAGGTGGCTATCCTGTCCGGGATACGGAAATACTCCTGGGCACAGGAGCTTAAAGACGCTCTTACCCCGGACGTGTGGCTCCGAGAGATGCTGTCCATATGGACGGGAACCAGCGAAAACCCGGTTATCAGGGATTTGACCCTTACGCAGAGCAAGACGATCTCCTGTATGGAGTTCCAGCACTGCGGAGATCCCCAGTGCGTGTACGTTATCGGGCAGGATAACTCCTATCGGGACGGAACAAACAATGCCAAGTGCGCCTATAGCGTTATCAAGTGTACGCCCCAAAACGGAGTGTGGGACAACAGTCTGTTCAAGAAGGATATCGTCTATGTGCAGGACATGGATCCTCCCAAGAGCGCCGCAGAACAGGCGAGAATCGTTAAGGACTACTGGCGAAGGTACACCATGCGTAATTCCTCGCCAGCTTACATTGCTATCGACTCCCGGGCATACGGAACGGCCATTATAGAAATGCTCCACAGCGACCTACAGGACGGAATGCCTCCGCTGTGCTGCATCAACCACGATTACCCGGAACTGGAAGTAAAGGGAGCAATCCCGGTGCTTTACCCCATCGTCGCTACGGGCGGCATAACGGGGTCTCACGATTCGGATTCCGGTATGCTGGAATACGCAGAGCGTGAGTGGGAGCACGGAAACGTCCGTATGCTGGTTTCCAACATTCAGGACGGTATCAAAGCGTATAAGACAGAGCACAGGATCAAAACGGACGAAATGGACGGTGCAATCGCATATCCGTACCTGAAAACCAGAGAACTGTGCGGCCAGATTGCCAATCTGAAAAAGAAAAACGGCCTATACGGCTATAATGAAGTCAGAATAAGCAAAAGCATACAGCGAGATATGTGGTCTGCCACCAAATACGGCCTGCGGGTATGCAGACTGTTGGAGGATGAGCGCCGAGCCGATGCGAACCGGGGAGATAACCAGTGGGAGCAATGGGCACGGCAACAGATGCAGACAGGGGGCGCTATTAACGGGCTTGTAAACGGCCCTGTTTACGGCAGAGCAAGATGCATAGGACGAATCGGAGGAAATAATCGGTGACGGCAAAAAGAGTGAAGAAGCCCGAAACCAAAAAGGTGTACGGCCTTCGTATGACGCAGGAATCCATAGGGTATGCGCTGAGACAGCGGTTTTACCGGATCACACCCAAGTATGTGCTTGTTTTCACCGAGAATGAACCCGAGCTTCCATGCATCCTGATCTCCAATGCGGATGCTGTAGGGCATTTTAAGGACGAAGATTGGAAGTGGCTCAAAGACTGCATCGGCACTATTGCGCACGAGGAAGCCAAGCGCCACGAAAATGAAATAGAAAAGCTCACCCACGACTTTTTAGATGAGTTTGAGCGTGAGCTTAAAGCAGAACAGGAGAAAGAGAATGGGAGAACAGAAACAGGGGAAACCGCCCGTATCTGAGCACTATCGCCAGTTAATGGAGCGGTACGGGAATATTTCTCCCGAAGGTGTGCTGTCCGCCTTTTCCAGAACCGGATTGGGAGCGGCCATGACCTTTAACCCCTACATGCAGAATAACCGCATCAAGGGGATCTCTTCCCGGGCTTTCAAGTACGATAAAAACCAGGTAGCCAGCTATCTGGATAACCCGGATAACAGCGAAAAGCCGTTAAGACAGGCTATGGAGTGGGTGCGGTACAGCGCCTATCCCATCTTCAACATCATAAAGACCTATCAGGACGTCCCCACCTACCGCTGGTACAATTACCCTCTGTATCTGGATTCGGAAAGCTCCATTGCCAAGGATGATCTCCTGCGGGAATGGCGGCTTCTGGAAAAGATTTGCGGGAAGATGGACGTAAGAGCCACCGCGCACCGGGTAATGGGTGAGTGCGGGATAAGCGGCAAGGTGCATTATTACCTTCGGAAGAAGATAGATAAAGCCCATAACACCTGCGAGTATGCCTATCTGCAAAGGCTTCCGCAGGACTGGATAAAGATTGTAGGCTTCAATAACATCTCCAAGTACACCCTCATGTTTGACATGATGTACTTCTTACAGCCGGGAACCGATTACCGGCAGTTCGGGGATCTGTTTGAACCGTATGTCCGGGACATGCAGAGCTTCATCAAAAAGCCCGGAAGCAAGATCGTATATTCTTCCAAACGCTCCTGTGATTTCGACCTTGAAAAGATCGAAGCGGAGAAGAAACGCAGAACACTGGCAGGAAACCCAGACGTGTACGAACAGAACGGAACGTGGTTCTACTGGGTCACACTGCCGCCTACGGAGTGCTGGACGTTTGAGATAGACGATACCACCATGGATGAGATCTCCCCGTTTACGGGGCTTCTCATTTCCGCCATACAGCAGGCGGACTACGAGGCAGTGCAGCTCAGTATCCTGCAAAACCCCCTTGTGGCCTGTGTGCTGGGCGAGATGGAGACAATTAACACCAACACGCCTACGCAGGCAGATCCCATAAAGATCAGTCCGGCGGTGCGGGACGTGTATCTGGCCTTGTGGTATAACATGATGGCTCAGAATAATACTTCCGGTATCGGCATATATGCAGCACCTTTTAAGGACATGAAGCTGAATAATCTTGCCGAAGCGCCTAATGCGGAGAATATTTCCGCCGCCGGGTACTCCTACCTGATTCAGAAATCCGGTATAGGCATTATCAGCGCAAGCGCAGAACCCAGAGTAGGCATGGTCAATGTGGCCGCTGCCATTGCGGCAAAGTTCGGCCAGTGCGTTTACATGGGCTTTGAGCGCATGATTAACTATCTGTACGGGACGCTGAACCTGAAATACGAGTGGGGCTTCAAGATGTTCGGGGATATCTTCTCCGAAAAGGACGATCTTAAAGCCGCCAAAGACGGCATGACACTCGGGCTGTTGATAGAAACGCTCCGCTACGACGCGCTCAGAGGACATTCTCTGCTGGAAGATATCTCAATTTCCAGCGCTATTGAGAAGTCCAACCTGCTCAGCAAGCGGATTCCCCTCATATCCTCTTATTCCGCCAAGAACCCGGACAGCGGAGCAAACCCGTCGCCCGGCAGACCGTCCAACGATACGCCCCAAAGCGAGGGGGCAGAGGACGATGCGGATTCCTACGGGGATATGGATATGTAACCGAAAGGCGGTCAAGTGAGAGACAATTTTGAGATGATAATCCGCCATTTCCCGACCAACGAGGGGATCACTATCATTCCCGTGTCGGATGTCCATTTAGGGGCGCAGGAGTGCTACGAAAAAGACTGGGATAAATTCTGCCGGGATTTGCTGGATAGCAAGAACACTTACATTGTCCTGGTAGGAGACCTTGTAAACAACGGCATCAAAAGTTCCGTCACGAACGTTTACGAGGAACGGATGCGCCCGAAGGAACAGAAGTCCCGGATGGTGCGTAACCTAACGCCCATTAGGGAGCGAATCCTGTGCGCCGTATCCGGCAACCACGAAGCTCGAAACCTGCGGGAAGTGGACAATGATATCACCTACGATATCATGGCCAAACTGGATTTGGAGGACATATACAGGGAGGACATTGCCTTCCTGAAACTCCAATTCGGCAGGAAAGAGAGCAACGGCCTTAGAAACCCGACATACACTTTTGCAATCACGCACGGGAACGGTTCTTCCATTTACACCGGTGCGTCGGCTACAAAGGCAGAGCGCTTCGGGATGGCGATTGACGGTATCGACTGTCTTGTGGTGGGGCATACCCACAAGCCCATGAATTATCCGGTGGGTAAGATCATGGTGGACAAGCAGAATAACCGTGTGAGCGTTGTTTCATGGCGATTGATCGTTTCTACGTCGTGGCTGGGGTATTCCTCCTATGCGGCCAGAAAGCTGCTTACACCCACGGCAAACCTGAAACAGCAGATCATGCTGGCCGGAAACAAAAAACTGTTGGAGGTCGTAGGTTGATCGGAGAGCGGGAGACCAGGGCCATAGAGCGTATTCTTGCGGACGGAGACGATGTGCTCATACGCAGGAAGATCCGAAATAACGAGATCGTAGATGTAGTTTATCGGCAGAAACTCCATATTGAAGTATCTGCTGTCAATATTCCAAAGCCGTCAAAGGGATTCGAGGGCAGACGCTGAAAATGCGCACGAATTAGGCTCGTGAGGATGAGCACTGGCAAGCACATCCGCTGTCCTGACGGCAGGCGCGAACCCAACCGCGAAGGAGGGTCGCCGGACGGAGAACACGGCGGAACAATCGTTCTCCACGGCAAGCTGTCGTAAATCGTCCAGGGTGCTTCCGGTAGTACCGCCGAGGGGTGCCCCATCCGATGCTGGGCCTCGGCTACTGGACAATGGTTAAAAGCCGTCACGCATACGTTCCCCTAAAGCATTGTTTTTGATGCTTAACGGTGAAAGCGCAACACCTTTTCAGGTAACATGAAGGCGCTGTGGGGTTCTGTGGCATCGAGTATTTTTTTAGTGCGTGAGTAACCGTTTGCATATATGGGTTCGTAGCTCAACAGGTAGAGCATCCGGCTGTTAATCGGAAGGCTGTAGGTTCGAAACCTACCGTTCCCGCCAAACGCATGGAAAATCGAAGCAAAACATGCGCCGCTTCAAGTGGGAAGCGGCAAGGCCAAGTGGGGCAGAGAGCAGTAAAAGGCTCTTTGCCCTTTTCTTTTTGGGAGAGGGACACACATGAAAGCAAGAGATATTTTCGACTATAAAAACCCAAAGTATGCGCCCTTAAAAGAGCCTGCAAGGGGAGTTGTGGACGCAGCCCAGCGCGCGAACCGCTTCCTTGACACCGTGCAGGAGTGGTTCTATATCGAGGCGGCGTTGCCAAACACCTCCAAATTCATCCACAAGATCAGCCACCTGTACCCTCAGTTTTTCGATCAGTTTATCGATCTTCTGCACGAGCGCCATTTGATGGGTATTTACCCGTCTACTCCGGAGCTTGTGGAAGAGATCGGAGACGTGGATAAGGCGTTTGAGATCGTTATCGGTGTTATGGATGAGTATCAGGAAGCGCTGGAAGCTTTTCACAGGGCTACCGACAATGCGGATTTCCGTCCCATGGCGCTAAAAACAGAAGAGTTCATGCTGGCAAATTCCCAGCTGTATACGAAGATTCTTCAAGCGTGGAATATGTGGGACAAAGGCGTAAACGCTTCCTCCTTTGATAACTGGGTGCTTCACCTGATGGAGGATGAAGAAGATGAGTAAATTCAAGACCGTAGACGGCGGCCAAGCCTACCGATCCTTCCCCGGCAAGCTGCGGGTTCTCGCACAGGAAAATCCGTTTCAGTACCGGGTTGAGGTATGGTTGCTGAATGGGGAAGTAAACCGGAACGGATGGCAGTACAAGAACCTTTCCGAGCATCGTTCCCTGTTCGTGGATACGCCCATCCTTGTGGCCTATCCCAACCCGGATAAGGTGGGCGACGGGCACAACTATAAGGTAAAGCGGGATAAACGGGGCAATGAATACGCCTCCTTTATGGACGCTAAAGCAGAAAGAATCGTCGGATGGTTCAAATCCGATGAAGATATAAAGCTTGTAGACAAGGACAACGTGCAATGGATTGTGGGCGAGGGCACCATTTGGAGCTATTACGCCCAGGAGCTTACCGCCTTGCTGACGGAACAGGGAGCCAGAGGCATGGATGTAAGCATCGAGACGCTTGTGGAAGATATAAGGAAAGAAAACGACGTAGAAGTTTTCGACCGCTACCAGATTTTGGGCACCACCATTCTGGGGCTGGGCGTAACTCCCGCCGTTGCAGGCGCGCATATCCGTACCTTGTCCCTGGCAGACGATCTGAAAGATTTCAAGCTCAAGGTCGCCGCCTACCAAGAAGAAGCCGCAAAAAACCAAGAGAAAGGAAACAAAAGCAAGATGGCTTTTAATAAAGCACAGCTTGACGCCATGCGTGAGAAGTTCCCCGGCTATGTGATCGTGGGTAACTCCGAGGATGGCATGAGCTTTGGCCTTCTGTCCAAGAAGGACAACTGCCTGTATGGGTACACCCGGCAGGCTGACGACGGCGACAATATCATTGAATCCCGTATCAAGCCCATTGCCCTGAACTCCGAGGCCGTCATGGAAAACGGAGAATCCATCCATGTGGATGTGGTGGCCGGTTATGACGCCCTGGTTAAGGAGCTTACCGCTAAGGCTTCTGCCGCTGAGACCGCTCAGAAGCAGGCAGAGGAACGCGCTAATTCCGCCGAGAAGGAAACTGCGGAACTGAAACGCAAGGAGATCGCCCGTCGGCGAAATTCCGTCATTGCCGCCATCAATGCCCTTGTTGCCAAGTACAACGAGGATGCAGAGAATCCCATCTCCGACGAGGAAGTGGAGGACGTCAAGAAGGACGCCGAGGAAGATAAATACAGTGAGTGCGAGAACGAGAAGGGCGAGTTCTGCGGCGACGAGAAGGCTTGTCAGGTCGTTAAGTCCAAGATTTTCGACCACGAGAGCAAGATCCGCTCCGACCGTAAGAAGGCCGAAAACTACGTCCACTCCTGGCTGGATTCCATCCGGGGCAACTCTACCGACAACAACGAGGGCGACGGCGTAGACGGCCTTATTGCCCGTAACTGCAAGTAAAAAGAAAGGAAAATAAACCACATGGCTTTTATCGCAAACACCATGTTTGAGGTGAAGTGCTCCAACTCCGTCTACGACGAGCTGGCGAACATCACCGGCGTATATCAGGCTTCCAGTGCCAACGCAGACTGCTCCGCTGGTCTGCTCTGCGTCCGTGGCAACCGTTACCCCAATCAGGGGTATAACGGCATCAACAACATGAACGCCTACCTCATGACCGCTGCTGCCGCTTCCGACATAAACGGCATCTACGCCTGCAATCCCTATGATGTGCAGATGGTTTCCAGCGCTTCCGGTAACGCCTATAAGGTGGGCACCGAAACTCTGGGTCTGGGCGAAGTGGCCGGTATCCCCACCACCTTCACCAAGATTGATTTTGACTCCAACGATAAGATTTATCGCTTTGGCATCGGCAATCTGAGCACCCCCATCGGATCCAACACCTACTTCACCATTGCGGCTGGTCTGCTGGTTCCCGCATCTGCCGCTCCCAAGGCTGGCACCCCCTACTTCAAGCTCGTAGACACCGGCAATGCCACCGTGGGTTCCTGGGCTGGCATGACCTACTACGATGTAATGGCCTGCCGCGACGTCAACGTGGCTACTGCCTAACAGAGAGGAAGTGAAATAAATGGAATCCTTGAAACTTAACAACGCCCCTGCTTCCCTGTTCGTGGGCAGCAGAACCGACGAGCGTAAGGAAATCGTTGCTGGCAGCCGTCTGCTTCTGGCCGAGAGCCATGGAAAACTGTTTGCCAATGCCCGTAAAGAGAAGTTCGAGGCTCGTATGAACGAGGCCGAGTACAGGAAGATGAATGAGAGTATTTCTCAGAAAACCTTCTTGTTCTGCGCCAAGGTAGCGGCTCAGGCCACCGGTCAAGACGCTCCCAAGGATTACGCGGAGTTCCTGCGGGGTCAGAAGCAGTGGTTCCGGAATAACTCCTTCCTGGCAACCTTGCAGGGGATTACCACCGAGGTAATTTCTCCCATGATCCCCTACACCACCTCCAACGCTCTGGGCGATCTGGCCTTTGTGGATCGTACTCCCATTGGCAAGACCTACGAGGTGCGGACTCTGTCCAATGATATCTTTGTTTTCCAGGATAGCTCCTGGGGCGCTTCCCGCAGTGTGCCCAAGAACTACCTGTACGAGAAGAATATCACTTGCAACCCCACTCCCAAGAGTGCAGCTGCCAAGGTCAAGTGGTATCAGCTCGTGGGCAATCAGGACGGCGGTGCGGACATCGGTCGGTACTACCTCGCCATGGCTGGCGGCATCGAGAACAAAATTCTCGCCATGTGGAATGCGGCCATGACCGCAGGTATCGCCAATGCGGCTGCTATCCCTGCCTACCTCAAGAAAACCGGCTACACCACCGCCAACTGGATTTCTCTGGCAAAGGCAGTGTCTCAGGCCAACGGTCTGCCCCGTGAGAGCATCGTAGCATACGGTGACTGGCTGCCCCTGTCCAAGGTGCTGCCCTCCGGCACTTCTCAGGACGCCGGCCTCACCTACCAGCTGGGTCAGGAATGGTTCAGCCGGGGCTATATGGGCACCGCTCTGGGCGTTCCCATGGCGCTCATCCAGAACGCATACCCCGCTGGCACCGTCAACAACGCCGCTCCCACCGAGATGCTGCCCACCGACACCATCTGGATGGTTGCCCGTGCTGGCGAAGGCTATGCGCCCGTTTATATCATCTTCGAGGACGATCCTATCGTCATTGAGATGGATCCTCGGGAGACCGGCGACAACAGCATCGATATCAACATGACCCTGAGTGTAGGCGCTATCGCCCCCATGGGTTCCAAGATCGGTGTTATCAGCTCCATCACCTGATGTGCTTCAAGGAGGGAGACAACCTCTCCCTCCTATACATGCGGGTTGAGGCTCTTTCCGGTTCGACTCCGGAAGCCCGCGCCATTTTACAAGCACAAAACCATGTAAAGAAAGGAAGAAAAACACATGGCTGCAAAGCTGACTGAGGAAGAAAAGGCCGCTCGTAAGGCCGCAAAAGAGAATAAAAAGCAGGAACCCGTTGTCGAGGAAAAGGCACCTGAAACCTTCACAAAAGAGCAGGTGCAGGCTCTTGTAGAAGCCGCCGTCAAGGAAGCCATGGCGAAGATGCAGGCTGCCACCGCCAATAACGTGGTACAGGTAACAGCTGAGAAGCCAATGGTTAAGCTTCTTTTCATGGATTCCTGTTCGGACGATAACTATATCCAGTTCGGCAATAACGGCAAATTTGGCTCCATTACAGGCCCCATAGGCCGTTTCTCCGTAAGTAGGGATGATTTTTTCGGAGAGTTCCGGGATAACTTCGTGCAGCTGCTCCTGAAAAAGAGAAAACTGCTGGTCATGGACGGCCTTACGGACGAAGAACGGGCTATGTATGAGGTCTCTTATGCACCCAATGAGGTCATGAGCGAGGATATGTTCCGGAACTTCATCGAACGGCCTGAAAAGCTACTGGATGTGTATCAGGATCTTTGCCCCTCCTATAAGGACGCTGTGGCCAGTAAGTTCCTGGAAGCATACGAGAACGGCGATAAGCGGATTCTGGGCAATCGGGATCTGATCGTGAAGCTCAATAAGCTGTCCAAAAAGCGTTACAGAGACCTGCCGGATGTAGATCCTCGCAGAGACGGAGACTTCATTGCCATCATCCGGGGAATGAACGAACGGGACGAGGCAGACGAGAGAGACTAACCGTGAAACAACGTGGAACAAGTTCCACATAGAACTAATTCGGGAGGACATGCGTGGCCACCACCTTTACAGACATCATTACGCTGGCAATGGCGTCCAAAGTCATTAACGACGACAGATGGGAACAGGATTTTTCAGAGAATCCAGCCCTTTTTCTGCGACAGAAGTCCCAAATGATGGAGCTGGCAGTCACGAAATTTGACCGTCCGCCTGAAATGCGGGAATACCTGACTTATTCCGATCCGTCCTTCGACAGCATGGAAAAGGTACAGGGAAACTACACGGAAGAAAACGTGATGATAGCCAGTGGACGCACGGGATATGAACTGTGCTCCATTGGCATTATCTCCAAAGATCGATTTGGGGATACCGTATACACCCCAAGAACTGGATCTTACGACCCCACAAGTGGGGACGTTACGGTATACGCCTCCGAAGATTCCCCTATCAGGGCAGAGGACATAATCGAACTGGATTTTTATACGGATGCAGTTTTCGATAACCCGTTGAATGGAGAGATAAAGGAGATCCTGTGTATGTGTCTGGGAAGCCTGTGGGAGACGGCCTTCTCCGGAGCATGGATAGATCGGACACCCAAGACCTACGATAAGACGTTTAAGCCGTCCTCTACCGAGGGCGCGTGGACGGAAGCACAGGAGCGTAAGCGCAGGCAGATTCAGATTGAGCTGAATGACCGCCTTATGAAGTACGAGCAAAACGCCCACTACAGACAGGTAATTATTAAGCACGTTCGGTTTTCACCGTGATTTGCACAAAAGAAATACATATGGACGCATATTAGAAGGGAGCATTGCATGGCGGATATTCAGAAAAATATCAAGACGGCTACGGCGGGGAAGCTCCCTTCTTCGTTTGGTTCCAACGTACCTCATGCAGGGGGATTGCAAAAGCAGCTTTTCAGCAAGGCTACAAAAGCCTTTTACAGAAGGAATTTCTATCTCGCCTCCGATGTGTTTGAAGGAGAGATTCAGGGCGTAGATTACAAGGATTTTTACGCATGGACGCCTGTAAAACTCCGTTCCTCCGACCTCATTAACCCTACCACGGGGGAGCATCTGGGGGACGATTGGCAGACCATTCTGCTGGAAAACGACAGCATAGACTACATTCCTTCCGGCGCGTATGTGTACTTTAACAACAATTACTGGATCGTAGTCAATCCCAGCAACACGGCCTCAATCGTGGGAAATGCGGTAGTACGCCGGTGCAACTGCACTTATAACCACCTGGATTATTACGGCAACGTGGTAAAAACACCAATGTCCTACTCCAAGGGCATGAGCCTTGCGTCTGCCAACTGGGTAACGGAGTATATCACCCTGCCGAGCACCTATCAGCACGTTATCTTACAGCTGAATGACACCACACGGGACGTAAAAAACAATACGCGGCTCATATTGGGCGGGGAAGGGTACTACCTGACGGGTATGACCAATTTCGTCCGGGACTACACCATGGAAGCGGACAGTAATCACGTCATAAAAGCTGAGTGCCGACTTAGCGAAGCCAATGTGTATGACGATCTGGAAAACGAAGTGGCCGATGCAGGCGCTTTCTCATGGGAGATAACGCTGGAAGGAAGCCATAGCATGATCGCAGGAACCAAGCAAAAGCTGGTTCCGGTATCCGTGCGTAACGGAGAAACACCGGACGGAGATAAATTCCCCTTCTCTTACGGCTGGGACAGCAGCGATACAGATGTGCTTGCCGTGGACGCAGAGGGGAATGTGACGGCAAAGGGGGCTGGCTCTGCCGAGATAGAGTGCTACCTGCACGAGAACCCTTCCATCAGAAAAACGCTGGAAATAACAGTCGCCAAGTCCTCTACAAATGATTTTGTGCAGTTCCTTATGCCAGTACCTATGAAAATAGGCCAGTATGAGAGTTTCAATACCGAAGCTGCTTACTATGAGGACGGGGTGAAAACGGAGAACACCATTACTTACACCTTCTCCGGCCCGGAAGAAACGTGCTATAAGGCCGTAACGGACGGAAACACACTGATCGTCACCTGCTACGACACCTCTAATATTCCCCTGACGATAACTGCCTCCTGCAACGGACAGACGGCAGAGCAGATCGTCGTTTTGATGGCTTTTTAAGGAGAAACCCATGGCATATAACTGCGAATACGCCCGGCGGGATAGCAGATGGCGGTTTGTAACGTGTTCCAAGCTTTACCCTGGAGGGAAGGAACCGACCAATACGCATGAAGCATCCCAATGCATCTGCGCCTTCCAGCGGTATTGCGGCATGACCAAAAGATACGAAGTGGCGGACGACCCAGACCGGGTTTGTGCGGTCTATCAGGGCAAATAATCCCGCCGGAAGGGTAAAAAATGAATGAAGTGGTAAGCGCAGTAATCACTTACGGAACCAGTGCGGCCATAGGGGCGGCAGTATCCCTGACCGGACTGTTTCTGACCCGTAAGTGGAACAAGGAAGATAAGAGCAAAGCAAAGATCGAGAAACAGGAAGAGAAGACATACTCCATTATTCAGGAGATGAAAAAGCGGCTGGACGATCTGTGCGAAAAGCATGACAAGCACGTCCATGCTGATGAGATCAAGAACGCAAAGGAAGCCAGACGCAGGGCTTTGCAGATGGCAGACGAGATCGCAGAAGGACGGAAGCCATCAAAAGAGCGGCTGGAAGATGTCCTGACAGACATTGATGAGTATGAGAGTTTCTGCCGTGCTCACGAAGAATTTGAAAACTCCAAGGCGGTATATTCCATAAAGGCCGTTAAAGAGTATTACAACACGCTTCGCTGGGGACAGAACGCATAGGGATGTAGTTCAAAGGGAGAATATCCGGTTTTGACCCGGATGCAGAAGGTTCGATACCTTCCATCCCTGCCAATATCCAACATGCAAAAAAGGAGAAAATACGCATGGAACGCATTGTTATAACGGAAAACGATATAAAGAACGCCAACACCTACATGCCCGTTACGCAGAAATGGGTAGCTGCAAAGTTTATAGCCCAGCTCGTAGTGGAGACAAAGCCTGTAGCCATTATGGACGGGGGAGAAAAGACGGCCATTCCCGATATGGCAGATCGGAATACTCTACGGGAAGCCATGTTTAAGACGGGTGTTTTCGTTAAGGAGTATATGCGGAAGGGATTTGACCCGGTGCATACGGAGGAAAGCGAAGGCGGCAAGCCTATCCAGTGGCTTATGTCCGCTGATGATACAGACCGATGGGGCAACTTTGAAGCTCAGATCGACCGCATGAAACGGAGTAAGACCCCCGGAGTGGCAGATGCCTGTTATGAGATGCTGAATGATTACCATCAGTTCCTCCGGATGTTGAACATCGAGATCGAGCAGGAAATGGCTCTGAAAAATGACCCTGTAGGGCGCACTCTTATGGCAAATAAGATGAACGCCCTTACACCGGACGATCTTAACGAGCTGCTGGAAACCCTTAAAAAGATCGAGTCGGAAAAGGCCAAGGAGTAAAAACACCATGGCCTTTGAAAACTGGTATGAACCGTATGAGCGGACACAGGCATATCTCACCTTCCCGGATGCTGAAAAGCTGCTTCGCAAGGTGTTTTACTACTTATTGGATATGCCCACCGGAACCCACGTCCCGTTTGAGGATAACCGATGCCCAAGGGTGCGGCTTGTCAAGAGACTGTTTTGGGATGATGCACGGCCACTGGATCAGCGCATTCCCACTCCTGAAGAAAAGCTCTCCATTATATATGACCCGGAAAAACCGGATGCGGCGCCCACGCTTAAAGGCTACAGGATGTTCCCTCAGATGGCAGTGTTACAGGCACAGGAAAAGGCGCAGACCAGAATCAACGCATTTATGGGATATGCACAGGCATCCAACCCCTTTAAGTCGGAACTTTCCGTAGTGTTCCGGACGCTGTGCAATACCTCCTACGATTCCAACACAAAGGACTATGCGCTCTCCCGGTCATGGGCAATTACATCCGATATTATGGCCGCTCTTGCTGGCTTGAATATGGGCGTGGGCGTTGGAACCTTCTATTTTGACCGGAAACAGAACTCCGAGTGCGGAATCCGCTACATAACGGACGACGCGCATAACGTAGGCTACCAGCTTGTTATGGGTCTTACGATCATGGGAGATAAGCTGGGCGAGATGCCAGTCACTTAACGCATGAGAAGGGCGGCAGACGAATGCATGTACACCCCTTTTCAGATAAACGGAAAGCTCTGCAAAAGAATGAAGCGGTAGAGCTGGAAGGAATGATCTACTATCCCCTGTTAGTAGAAGATTACGAAATATGGCAGGCGTGTAAGCCAGTGCTCTTGCTGCGTCAGGGCACGCTCCCTGTGCAATACGCCGTGCTTCCATACCTTGAGTGCGTATGGGCAATGAGTTATGACGCGGCCATTTCCCGTATGATGCAAGGCCCGGAAGCGGGCGGAGGCGAGTGGCCAGCCCTGATGAAGATCCTGTTCTTATCGTTGCGGCTATCAGATAAGGATGAGATCGTCCCATTAGGGAAGGTTTCGAACCAACGTGCGCTAACGGCCATCCAAATCAAACAAGGCGACAGGACGTACCAAATAACGTCCGCTCAGTTCCAGCAGGTGCGGGAGCTGATAGCCGAACTTAACGGGGAAACGCTTCCGGACGAAGCGGATAACCCCGATCTTATACAGGCGCAGGAAGATATGAATGCGGCCAATGCCGTGCCGCTGAACACTGAACTGAACGACCTTCTTGCAAGCGTAGCAAGCGAAAGAAGAATACGGAAAAGTGAGCTTTTCGAGTGGACGATAAAAGAGTTTGAAGAAGAAGTCCGCTCCATTTCAAGGCGATACGGCTATCTGGTCGCCGCCATTGTAGAAGCAAACGGAGGAAAGTACAAGGAGGGCAACCCGACACCTTCCTGGTGTTTTGACCGGGAAAAGAGCGATACAGCCGGTCTTATTTCCATGGATGCTCTGCAAAAGGCTCATAACGCCACTATTTCCACAGATCAAAATGCGCCTAACACACCACCAATTTCATAAAGCAAAGGAGAAACCACTGTGCTTCAGCTCAACAATAAAAACCTGTATGCCAAGGGCACTTGCAACGTTGTCGTAGACGATCCGTTGACCGGCAACGTGGATTACCAGTCCAATAAGGTGCAGACCGCTAACCTGACCACTTCCGTCAACATGAACGAAGTCCGTGCCGGTCTGGGCAACGCCATTGCCATTCAGCTTCCCTCTGATTCCGCTGTCAACCTGGAAATGACCGCTGCTGACTTCTCTCTGGAAGCCCGCGCAATGCAGCTCGGTTCTCAGGTGACGTACAACGCCCCCGCTCCTGTGTGCGAGATCGTTACCGCATCCAGTACCACTCTGAGCATTTCTGCTTCTGCTACCGCCGTAGCTCCCCAGGGCTTGTCCAAGATTGTTGCTTATGTAAGCGACGGCACTTCCAATGCCGCTACCGCCTACACCATCAACAACGATACCCACGAAGTTGTAGGCTTCACCGCCACTTCCGGTACTACCTACAAGGTGTACTACTGGGTAAACAAGGCTTCCGCCAAACAGTTGGTCGCCAACTCCGTGTTCTCCCCTGCAATTAAGCGCGTAACCATCCAGATTGCCGTTTACAGCACCGAGAACACCGTTGCAAGCTCTCAGTCCTCCATGGTCGGCTGGCTCTACTGCATCATTCCTCGTATGCAGTTCTCCGCCAAGGCAGATACCGACGGTTCTCAGTCCAGCAACGCCACCACCGCTCTGTCCGGCACCGCATTGCTTTACGACCCCGTTGGCGATACCACTGTATGCACCGACTGCGCCATGTCTCAGCTGGCCTACTGGGTATACGTTCCCAACGGTGATGCAGAGCAGGATGTGCAGGGCCTCGTCGTTATCGGCGGCGGTGTAACCGTAAAGACCTCTGCTACCGCTCAGATCCCCGTGCGCTTCCTCATGGCAGATAACTCCATCGTTGTGCCCGACTACGGCACTATGACCTATGCCATGACCGGGGACAAGGCTACCGTGAGCAACACCGGCGTAGTAACCGGCGGCAGCGCTGCGGGCAGCGATACCTGCACTATCACCCTCAAGAGCAACAACGCTATCAAGGCCACCTGCAACGTGACCGTGACTGCTTAACCTCTATTGCGCCCCTCCGTCTTGCAGATGGCGGGGCGCACTCCAAAACATCCATGCGTGGGTGCTTTGGAGTAAGGGAGGGATGCAGTATGTCCCTTATGGACGATTATCAAAAATTCAGAAGACAGCTCGTAAACGCCGTAAATGCAACGCTCCAAAATGACATGATAGACCCTATCGTGATCGCAATGATCGATAGCGCAGAGCGGCGCGTATACGATGTCTATACACCCATCCCAGACGGATATGAGCGAAGGGAAACCAACGACGGCCTGAAAGACCCCATGAACTACAAGTTTTACAGCGGGGATATGGAGGTCGGTGTTGAGAATGTCACGAAAGGCAACTCGGCATACGATGATACAGACGGATGGGATCCTGGATATATAGCCGACATCATCGAATCCGGACATGGATATCACTGGAAACACAGCCGGATTTACACACAGGCCCTCGCACGTCCGTTCATGCAGCCGGGAATGGAAGATTTTGTAAACAGCGGAGACGCAGACACATATTTGGCGAACGGCCTTAAAAAAAGAGGATTTATCGTTGACGGGAGATAAGAATGCCTGAAATCGTAAGACTGAAAGTAGACCTCCAAGAGAATAATGCGCTTGCCAAGCTCCAAGAGCTGCAAAAAACGGCACAGCTTATAAGCGGCACAAAAATCAGCTTTTCGGTAGATACAAAAGGCGTAGAAGGACTCTCCAAAGAAGCCCTGAAACTGGCTACTGCGCAGGCGAAATTGGCTACGGAACAGGCAAAACTGGCCGCACAGCAGGCAAAAGTTGATGCCGCCAACGCAAAATATGCACGGGAGCAGGAAAAGACTGCACAGGCCATACAGAAAACCACTCAGGAGCAGGCAAAAGCGCAGGCTGCCAATGAAAAAACACGGCAATCCGTAGAAAAGAGCAGACAGGAAGCGCTTAAATTCCGGCAAGCGCAGGAAAAGACTACCCAGACCGTTTCAAAAAGCGGAGCAGACATAGTAAAAGCACAGCAGGAAACGGCACAAGCAACAGAAAAGACCCATCAACAGGCCTTGAAGGTTGCACGGCAACATGAAAAAAACGCTGGTGTAGCCTTAAAAGATGCCGCTGCACAAAAAGAATATGCGCAGTCTGCCGATCAGGCAAGCGCCAGTGCAGAACGATTCAATACCGCTCTTTCTACCCTGGGTTTCAGACTGAAATCTCTCGCCTTTTCCGAACTGAAAAAGGCAATGAACGACGCCCTGGACACCATGAAAGCGGTGGATTCCGAGCTGGTAACTGTCCGTAAGGTCACAGACTTCAACGAAGAGCAGCTGGCCGCACTGGAAGAACAGGCGTATAAGACTGGATCCGCTCTCGGTACTACGGCAGATTCCTATCTTTCCGCCGCCGCATCGTTTGCCCGAGCAGGATATAAGGAGCAGATAGCCGATCTGGCTGAATTGTCCGCAAAGACACAGCTGGTAGGCGATATGTCTGCAAAGACCGCCAATCAGTTCCTGATCTCCGTAGATGCCGCCTATAAGCTTGGCGGGAGCGTAGAGGAACTGAGCAAGATTATCGACGGCGCAAACGAGATCGATAATAACTACGCCACTACCATGGAGAAACTGGCAGAGGGCATGGGTATTGTTGCCCCCGTTGCCGCACAGGTAGGCGTAGGCGTAGACCAACTTTCCGCTGCATTGGGCACTATTACCGCAGTAACCCAGAGAAGCGGTTCTGAGGCTGCCCGTGCTCTCCGCGCCCTGATGCTCAACATCGTGGGGGACACCAAGACGGAGATCGAGGACGGTGCTAAGTGGACTGCCGGGGAAATTGAAGGCCTGCGGGATGTTCTGCGCCAGTATATCCCGGATGTTATGGCCGCTGCCGATGCTACCGGGGAACTGATAGACCCTATGGAGGCTATCGGCGCTCTTGCGAAGGCGTACAAAGAAGGTACGCTCAATGCGCAGGAGTTGATGGAACAGGTAACGGATATTTCCGGTAAGCTCCGTTCTTCCCAGCTTCTGGCTCTTATCCAGAACTGGGATATGTATGAATCTATGCTGGATTCCTTTACCAATTCGGTAGGGAGTGCAGACAAGGAAGTCGAGAACGCGCTGACCAGCTGGGACGCCAAGGTCAACATTCTCAAAAACACCTGGGCAGAGTTCGTGTCCAAAACAATAGACACGAACTGGATAAAGGGGCTTATTGACGGCGTAACGAAGTTAATAAGCGGTTTTGGCGATCTGGGGACGGCACTGGGAATATTTGCGGCCATCATGGCAGCAATAAAATTCCCGGAAATAATAAGCGGGTTTAAGAATATTGCGGAAGCTGCCCAACTTGCGGCGATTTGGATAGGAGGGGCTGCTACTGCCGCAGAGATTGCGCAGGCGGCTTTCATCGGAATCGTAGCGGCTATCGCCATAGCCGTAGTTGCCTACAATAACTACAAGCAAGAACTGAAAGACACCGCCGAGGAATCCTTAAAGGAAGCGAAAGCGGCCAACGGTGCCAGCCTAAAGATACTTACACTGGGCGAGGCACTGGAAGCCACAAAGAGCAATACAGAGGGACACACAAAGGCCGCAAAGGATCTTGCTGCTGCTTTGGGTGTAGAAGGTGATGCGGCTGAACTTACTGCGGAAAAGATAAAAAAACTTACGCAGGCGAAGTTAGAAGAAGCTGAAACGGCGGCGTTTAAGGCAAGGTCGGATGCGGCAAACGCTCTTAAAGCGGAAGCCAGCGAAGGTCGTATCGGGAATGTGGGTCTATACGATTCCAGATTCCTGGAAATGGATAAGTACCAAAAGGGACTTGCACAAAAAACTCTTGATGCGCTAAAAAATGCTGGCGGGAAAGTGACAACATACGCCAAGCGTGATTTTGAAACAGGATACAATATCACGTTTGACCGAAACAACGCTAATGAAATCCTTGCGTTTTATGAAGCCGCCGTATCCATACTGAAAGAATACGATCAGGTTGCCAAAGAGACCGGTGACGAATCCATATTCCAGACGGATACTTATAAGTCCCTTAAAGACTGGACGAATAAGCTGGGCGACACGGCGAATGCCTATCGCAGCGCTCTAAACGAAGAAGTTGCGGCCAACGATAGAAAGACACTGGCCGGATTCCTGAATGAAGTTACCGTAGATTCTCAGGAGAACTACGATAAACTGATAAAAACAATCCAGGATTCCGACCTCCCGCTGGAACAGCAGAACCGGATTATCAACATGCTGGCACAGGCGTATACCGAATATGCCGAAGCCGCCGCAAACGCAGCCAATAGCACGGAAAAGGTAGCTGACTCCGGAACTCAGCTGGAAGAAGCATTCTCCAACGCTTCGCAGAAGATAAAGGATACTGCGGAAGCTATAAAGGGAGAGCTGGACGAAGATATAAAAGGCATCGGCGACATCTACAATGCCATGTCCGAGGCCGCAGACAAAGGATACTACGGTTCCAATGCGTTCTTGAAGTCCGCAGACCTCCTTTTCTCCGACGAGGTGAGGGAAAAGTACGCAGACGATGCCGCAGGACTTATGGAGTATGCGGCTGAAATCGGTCTTAGCGCATACATGGACGCTATTAAGACCGGCAATTACTCCGATGCGTCTGCTGAGTTCTGGCAGAATATTGCAGAGCAGACCACAGACGGTGCTTACGTTGTGCGGGATGCCACCGGAGAGATTATCGCTTCCATGCAGGACATGGGAGACGAGTATGCATGGTCGTTCGATCTGGGCAATAAGAGCGTAGACGAGTTCCTCGCCCAGATGGCGTCGGCTACTGGCGTATCTGAGACCGTATGGGCCTCCTTTATCCAGTCTTTGGGAATGTACTCCGAAGAAATTTCCGAGTGGATTGCCAAGCAGAAGGAAAAGGGCGGCACGGAAATTCCTGCCGACATGGGCTATGCCGCAGAGCAGGGACAGCAATACGGAAAGACAGTAGCCGCAAATGCGCAGGCAGAAGCGTCCAAACATCCCATCGTTATTCCGGTTAGTGTACATGGGCCGACAAGCGGATCACCCACTTCCGGCATAGGCGGTAGAGCAAAGGGCAAACGAGATTCCTACTCCGGTCTGGCTCTTGTAAACGACGAACACCCCGCAGACGGCTCCAAACCGGAGCTTATCGTCAACAACCGCACCGGAAGTGCCTATGTTGCCAATCACGGCAAGCCCGCTATCGTCAATCTGAGTGCGGACGATATGGTGCTCACCGCTGCCGAAACCAAGAACGCATTTGGCGGTTCTCTCCCGGCTTTTGCAGGCGGAAAAGATGGATGGCTCAATACGACCTCTCCCAAGGGGGGCGGTTCTTCCTCCACTTCTTCCGGCGGCGGTTCTTCCTCCGGTTCTACCAGTTCCAAAAATCCGGACGATATCCTGTCCGAATTTAGGGAGTGGGTAAACTGGTACAAGGACAAGGCCAAGGAGGAAGCGGATAAGCGCCAGGAGGAAATCGACGCACAGATAGATGCGCTGAAAGCCTCCAAAGAAGCGCAGGAAGAGGCCGATAAGCTCCTTGAATTGCAGCTTGCGGTAGAAGAAGCCCAAAAGAATCTGCTCCAAGCGCAGGTAGAGCGGACTGTCCGGTATTACAACGAGGATACGAAGCAGTGGGAGTGGATGGCCGATCAGAAGGCCGTCGCAAGTGCGCAGGAAAAGCTGGACGACGCTCAGAAGAATCTGGACGACTTCAAGGCCGAGCAGGAATATCAGGCCATACTGGACGGCTTGCAGGCGCAGAAAGATGCTATTCAGGCCCAGTACGATGCCACGGTAAAGCAGTGGGAAGATATCCTAAAGACGATGGAAGCACCCGCAAGGGGCATTACAGAAATCTTGCAGGATATGCAGAACAGCGGAGTTCCGGCGCTGAAAGAAGCCGCTGAAAACGTAGGCGGGGTGCTGGACGGCTTTACGGAAATTATTTACGGAGCAGGAACCAAGTTCGATGCGGCCATAAATGAAGCTGTCATGGCTATCATAAATGCCGGATATAAGGCGCAGACGGCCAAGACGGAAACGAAGGAATCTAAGAGTTCCGGAGGCGGCGGGGGAAATCGTAACGAGACCAAACCCATTCCTTCAAAACCGCCGAAAACAAAAGACGATCATAGAACCGTTGAGATGTTCGACGAGGGCGGAATTGCTTCCGGCTCTGGCTATATGCCTAAAGGCGCAGTTGGAGACGAAGTGGTTATAGGGCCGTCTATTACGAAGGACGTGCTTAGCCCGGTTAAGAACGCTCAGTTCATGAACTTCACCCGCTCCATCCGGGCACTCGTGGAAGCAGGAACTTCCGGCAATAAATTCTCCACGCGAAACAGCTCCATTGCCAACACAAACAACAGCAGAAACTACTACATCAACGGCGTTAAGATCGGCGCGGATATGGCAAACAAGCCCATGTCTCAGGTGTTGAGCACCTTGTCCATATACGCCAATGAATCCATGTGA